GAAAAGAAATTTCTTGCGCAGCTTATCGGAGCTGGACTCTGGGCAATCAGAGACGGAGAAAATTTCTATTCAGTTTCAAGTGCTCTCGAATATATGTTCGTGCGTTGGAACTCTGACAACAAGGGAAGAAATCTAAACAGTTATCTGACATTCTACTGCCCTCTCGCAAGACTGTGCGGAAGAGGACAAAAGGTCGAACTCTGACAATCAAATTGTTAACAAATTATTAAAACTCAAGGAGGCTGGAGAAATCCAGTCTCCTTTTTATATAGATATTCTAAAAGATTGGAGGTAAAGAAATTGCTAAAGAGTTACAAAACCGAAATAAATCCAACACCTGAACAGAAACAAATTATAAATCGAACCATCGGCGTTTGTCGATATGTTTATAACTTTTATCTTGCTTATAACCAAGAAATATATAAAACCGAGAAATGTTTTGTATCTGGAATGGAATTTTCCAAGTGGTTGAACAATGAATTCATCCCAAATAATCTTGAATTCCAATGGATAAAAGATGTAAGTAGCAAATCCGTCAAACAGAGTATTATGAATGCTGAAAGAGCTTTCAAGAATTTCTTTAAAGGGAAATCAAAATTTCCTAAATTCAAGAAAAAAAATAAATCTGATGTCAAAATGTATTTTGTAAAAACTGATACCAGAGTAATTATCCCATGTGAAAGGCATAGAATTAAAATTCCCACACTTGGCTGGGTAAGATTAAAAGAAAAGGGTTATATTCCTACAAATCCAAAAAATCATATAATTAAAAGTGGGACTGTTTCTTATAAAGCAGGAAAATATTATGTATCTGTTATGGTTGAGGAACAAGAACAAGAAAGACCTGTTCTAAATAATTTTGGTATAGGAATTGATTTAGGTGTAAAAGACTTTGCAATATGCTCAAATGGTAAGACTTATGGTAATATTAATAAGAATTCTCAAATAAAGAAACTTGAAAAGAGACTAAGGCGAGAACAACGCAGTTTATCGAGAAAATACGAAAGCTGTAAGAAACTTAATAAAAATTTGAAAGGAGAAGATACTCAACAAAATATCCAAAAACAAAAGCTGAAAGTACAGAGGCTTTATCAAAGACTCGATAATATAAGAACAGATTATATCAATAAGGTAATTTCCGAATTGGTGAAAACCAAGCCAATGTGGATTACTATTGAAGACTTAAATGTATCGGGTATGATGAAGAACAGACATCTTTCTAAAGCAATTGCACAGCAAAAATTCTTTGAGTTTAGAACAAAGCTACTTGCTAAGTGTAAAGAGTATGGAATTGAGTTAAGAATTGTTGATCATTTCTATCCATCGAGTAAAACTTGTCATTGTTGTGGTTGTATTAAATCTGATTTAAAATTATCAGATAGAATATATCATTGTGATGAATGCGGTTATACAGAAGATAGAGATTATAATGCAAGTCTTAATCTTAGAGATTGTCAAACTTACAATATAGCAATAGCACAATAAAGCTAATGTGAGTGTGTACCGATGGCTAGTCGGGAATTTACGCCTGTGGACTATACAAGAACTTGTGAGTAGTCTTAGGACAAAAGCATATAGGTTGAAGCAGGAATTTTCTCAATATGGATATTTATCCATATTTTGAGTAGCAGGTAAAACATATGTCACCTTTCGGCATCTTGGTATTATTGATGTTAGTTTTGGCTTTTATAGAAATCCATAAATTCTAATCAAAGGAGTTCAATTATGAACAAAGTATTAAAATTAATTAAAAACAAAAAATTATTTACAAGGAGAATTGATTATGGCAAATATGGTATTTTACGAGAGTTGGCTCGAAACAGTTGATGCATTTGAAAAAATGATGGGAATTGATTTCGCTAAAGAAGCGATTTATGCGTTAGTATACTTATCGATTCGAGGAGAAGTTAAAACAGAAAACGATTTGATTCTTGGTTGGATAAAAGGCAGTTGCCTTCCAAACGTTCAATCCGCACAAGAGAAATATCGAAAAGCGGTTGAAGCTGGAAAGAAAGGCGGACGACCGAAAGAATTAGATTATGATGAAATTTATCGTCTAAAAGAAAATGGAGTTTCAGTTAAAGATATCGCCTCCAAAATGGGGTTGACAGAAGATTCTGTTAGAAGTGCTCTAAAACGATATAACAAAATGGGTCAAAAGGGTCAAAACCATGATATAGATAAAGATAATGATATAGATAAAGAGAAAGAAAGAGAGAAGGAGAAAGAGATCGAGAGGTGCGGTTCTGACGAACCTCTGAGGTCTGCTGTCGCAGGATTCACAAGTAGCCGACAAACCGACAAACCTCCGACAAACCTATATGTTAATGAAGATGCTAATGACAATGAGAATGCTAATGGAGATGAGAATGGCGTGGGTTTGGCGGAAGCCGAGAAGTCCGCTGACGCGGGAAAGTCTGATAGCGCAGAACTCAAGCTGAAAGTTGTTCAATTATTTAAAAAGAAATATAAATATGCTCAAATTCAAAAAGAGACTGGATTAGAGTTTGGAGAAATTAGTTCAATTATCAACGATAAAGAACATTGGAGTTGGTGGGAGAATGAAGTAAAACAAGCTAGAGAAGAAGAAAGATCGAGACGTTCAAGAGAAAAGCAGAAGATCGAAGAAGATAATATGTTGAAGATTGTTAGAGAACATTGCGAAGAGCCGATTGATGAAAAAGAAGTCCTTGAACATTATTGTTCCGAATCGATGTCGGAATGGTATTATAGCGATTTGCTTTCGTTTTTCAAAATAAACCCGAACAAGAAATATACACGATTTAGAGATTTAAGTAACGATATACAGCACGATAAAGACGAAGCGTTTAAAAGTTATCCGTACTAAAATAAATACTCGAAAATTACAGGACCGCGTCCTGATTATATATAAACCACAAAAATATTGAGTTTCCGGAGAACCTCGACAAAACCGGAGAAAGGATTCCGAAATGGAAATTTACACTAATCAAATCAAAGAATGGACCGACTACGAGAATCAGTACAAGATCGCCGTTGCCGCAGTGAAATGGCTCGACAAACGTTTGCGAATTGTTCACGGAAAGCGTGAGAGAAATGTCGAACTGACCTACGGACTGCCTTACACTTCGAGTGGAGAATACGCCGCAATTTGGAACACAAACGTGGACGCAAGGAGCAATGACGACTTGGCTTTACAGTTCAAGGGAGTGGCGCTTGACAAAGACAACAACCCGGTTATCATTTGGTATATGACTGACTGCGACGGTTGGAAATATACCACAATGAAGAATTTCAACGAATTGAGAAAGGAGGGAAAAGTATGAAGAAACAAAAGCAAAGTGCGATTGAGACTCGGAAAGAACGCAGAAGAAGACATTTTTGGACTTGGATGATGGACCACTTTCCGAAGACCTACGACTGGCTCGACAGGCATTTGAGCTGCGACACATTACCGTTCTGAATTAACAAAAATTTAACAATTGGTTGTCCTAACGACCATAAACCGGGGAGAAAGGAATTATTATGAGAAAGTTTAGAGACATAAGCACAGGAGAAATCATCACGGAGGAAGAGTTGAGAAAGGAATTTGAAAAATTGAAAAAGGAAACCCCGGAAGAATATGACTACTCGTTTAATCAGTATCTTCTGAATTGCTCGGAGACATTGGATGAAATTCGTGAATGGGTTGGAAACGCAAAAGTGATCTACTCTTTGAAAGAGCTTCCGCAGATTGGAGAAAACAGCAACTGGCTTGGATTGGTTGTCTCCGTGGAACTTTATGACGAAATGGACGACTACGTCATATATCGAGTTGGACGCCTCGTGGATGATCAATTTATCGACGCAAACACCGATATCGTCTATTGGACTTACGCAATCCACAAAAATAATATTAAATAATAAATGGAGGAAACAGAAATGAGAACTTTTCGCAATTTGGAAGGACAGGACATCACGGAAGAACAAGTTTTAGAAGAAGTAAAGGCACTTTTCGGGGAAGACCACGACGCAGACGAGCTTGGAACAATCTTTACAAACTATGTCAACAACGCAATCAACAACGGCACTCTGACTGAAACCACCAACGAAAACAAAAATATTGAAAATGAAAAGGAGAACAAAACTATGAAGACTTATGATGAGAAGGTTGAGGCAATCAAGAACATTATCGAGGATATGGACGATTCGGACGCAGTGGCACTCCACAACGAGTATTGCTACGAAACCAACGACTACGACGATGAAATCATCGAGATGGAAAGATTCGACGAAACCTGCGAAGGAATGACTCCGAGCGAGATTGCCCGCAGCATCTTCTATGGAGATTTCAACCCGAATCACGAATATTTCCACTACGACGGTTACGGTAATTTTGAATCGACGGACTATCCGACTGACTGGATTTATCCCGGAGACATTGCGAGAGAAGTCGTTGATCGCGAGAAGTCTTTCGGGAATGACGAGATCCAGGAAGAGATTGACTCTTGGAGCGAAGACGAAGACGAGGAAGATTCCGATGATGAAACTGATGATGAATAACGTTCATCATTTGTTAATAAATGAAAGGAGGACAATTATGTGATACTTTTACTGGTTTTGGGGCTGCTGATCCGACGATGTTGGAAAGACTCGAAAGAGATGTGCGGAAAGCTCGAAGCGATTGCAACTTGGGTTCTGTTAGCCGTTTATTTCTTTCTGATGTTTTACTTTTCGAAGTAGAAGGGAGGTGGTGAGAGCTTGATAGCGTTGTTGGTTCTATGGCTATTGTCGAGAAGGTCTATGAAAGAAGTAAAAGATGACGGCGGAATATTCGTCGTCATCATAATAATTCTTTTGTTTATCTTCTCGATTTGGCTTGGGATTAAGCTGGAAGTTATTGATACGAACTTTCTGCGCTAAAAGGAGGTGATGTAATGAGCGCTTTTGGAATCGTCGTGCTTCTGTGTCTTGTCCTTGCTTTCATCGAACTTCATCGGTAAGATGAAGTGAAAGCCCCTTGGGTTTACGGTTATCCGCAAATAAAGAAAACCGCGTTCCTTTTGTTCTACGCTTCCTGAAGCATCTGAGCGTTATCAGGTGCTATCCCAGTCCTGTCTTTCAATGACGTCGGAAAGATGGGAAAATAATTTAGAAAGGAGGAGATCCTAAAGCTTCCCGGTGTCCTGATCCCGACACCAAATTAAAAAATACGCGAGGGATCATTATATTTCGAGCGCAATATTTTTTTAATGCTGGGGCATTTTTTTCCTTTTACGCGGCGCCGCCTTTTACCCCCACCCGGCCCCAAAATCCCTAGAACCGCGCCCAAAATTTGCTTGCCGATCCAAAATATCCCAGAACCAAATTTTTATTTTCGTTGCCGACCGCCTTTCCAATCGTTGCCGGCCGCCTTTTATTAGAACCGCTCCCCAAAATGCTTTCCCACCACCCCACCAACTTTCAGTCCTCCCCAACAAAAAAAGGAGCAGTCTCCCGACCACTCCTAAATTGTAAATTATTTGTTAAAATTTATCGTCTAACTCTTCTTGCTCTTCTTCTTATTCTTCTTCTTACTTCAGCCCCTGTAACTTTCTGAAATATTCCCGAACAGCCTTTTTAACATCATTCCACGAATCCGCTCCCTCGGAGTAAAACTCCTTGCCATTCAGATTAACATATGCGGAAGAATAATATCCGGCATCTGTCATCCCTTTCTTCTTCTTGTCTCCGTCGGTATCAGTCTTAACGCACTTGCTGCAATCTCCGCACGCACTATTTGTCTTCGCGGGAGCGGTCTTTTCAGCTTTATCATCTTCAATATCCGGGAACTCGAAAGTCGGGGATTTGAACTTAAATCCGTCAATCATCTTCTTAATTGCTTCTGCCGTCTTGTGAATATCGACTTTATCTCCATCGGTATCAGTATTGGGAGCGGTCGTTGTCTTTGCGGTTGTCTCTCCGCGGAGCTCTGCAAGCTGTGCTTCGAGATCTGCAATCTTTTTCGCCTTTTCGTCTGCGCGAGCCTTGGCAAGGAGCTCCATCTTATAATCCCGCTCCGCCTTGAAAAGTTGTTCACGGGTTTCGTAGAGCTGTTTTGTAATATCACTGTAATACTTCATTTATAACGTCTCCTTTTGTATTTGTATTTAGAATTGTTTTTAATCTTATTTTCGCATTATTCCGCTCCCACTTTGGAGTTTCCCGCTCCATTTTAGTGAGGGTGCTTATTTTGCCCCGATTTTCCTGATTAAAATAGGACGAATTTTAGAAAGTTGTATTTCGGCGAGTTCCGATGCCTCTATATAACATTGTTTTTCTGCTCTATTAATTAAAAGGAAAATCGGGATATTTTTTAATCAGCGGGGAGCGGGACTTAATCTTCGTCCTCGTCTGCGTCTTCTCCTCTGCTTTTCCGCATCTTGGACATCCGCTCCCGCATTGCTTCCTTCTGCTCTTCGGTCAGCTCTCTTGTGGCGGTCTTGGAGCGGAGGGAAACCAACTTCTTTGGACAGGTAACAATCAGTTCAACGAAGTGGAGCGGGTTCTTGTCTGTCGTCGTGCGGGTGAAGCTTTGAACCTTCCAGTCCTTATGCTCCGGATCTGCGAGGATATTTCTCCGAATCTTTGTGAACATTGTGGAATCGGAGGTTGTGATTGTCGCTTCGGGAGAATCTTTACGAGTGATGACAATTGTCTCGGACTCGTCTGTAGAAACTCCGAAGAGGGACATCTCCTCGAGGTGAGAGTAGAAGAAGTCTGGAGTTGTATTGGGAGCGGGGCTTGTGTTGGTTGTGTTAGAATTAGAATTGTTCTTATTCTTAATTTCCCCTGTCATCATTTTTCCTCCTTTGAACCGCTCCCGGAAACTGCTTTCTTGGAGGCCGCTTTCTTGGCAGCAAGCTTGTTAGCTCTCTCAACTTCTTTCTGGTAGGCTTCGAGCTCCTGCGCTTCCTTAATCCCATCGTCGAGCGAGAGAAGATAGTTAGGAGCGTAGTGCATTGCCACTCTGGGCGGGAGATTGGGAGCGTAATCGATAATCTGCCACTTGTCTGTTCTTCCCAACTGGACAACCGGAGCAACGTGTCTGAAGCCGAAAATACGGGGCGGAACGTGTGTTACGAGGTCTGTTAGATTGCGGATGGGATAGAACCGTACCCACCTCTCTGCGAGCTCCTGCGGCATCTTCTTCCACGGAAGAATAGAGCCGAAATAGCATCTCGGGCATCCGAATCCATAACCGGTGATTCCCTCCGGGTTCTCTTCACTGCGGAGATCGGGGCGGTTAAACCAAACATATTCGTGAGCAAGGGTTGCGATAGCAGCGCCATGTGAAAATCCAACAGTGTAGATTTTAGTATACTTGGGATTGGCAACCGCATCTTTAACGAACGGCTTGATTGATTTCCAGACCCGCAGGAAGCCTCTGTGACAACGCCACGGGAGCTCCATATCCTTGTATGGCTTGGCAAGGAAATCGAAGTTACTGACCCAATCGTAGGCTGTGCGCGTCCACTGAAAGAGGAGGTAAAGGGTCTTTCCGTCTCTGGATTCCTCGATGGCATAATCTCCGTCGTTATCCGTGTGAATATACTTGGCATTCAGACAACGGATGAACTGCGCCCGCATATCCCTCAGGGTTTTGGAGGGGAGCGGAGTGCGGACAACCTTATCCTCCGGGAGGTTGTCGAGATCTCTCGTCTTGGGAGCGGTTTCTGCCGCTGTGACCGGGGTTTGTTCTGTCTGTTGATCCAATGTCTTGTCTTCTGTCTTTGTCTTTTTTGTTGACATTTGAGTAAGTCCTTTCTTTATTAATAATTTGTTAATATATGTGAAGATAACCTGTTTAACCTGTTTTGGGTAGGTTATCCAATCACCTGATGATATATTCCGCTCCCTAAATGTCTTCTACGGCATATCCGCCATCAACTGTGAAGAAGACTCTCCGAATCCCGACTGCCCGCAGGAGGCTCATACAGCCGCTACAAGGGCGAGAAATGGCAAGCGAACCATCTTTATGGGAGCGGTACAGATACGCGGTACAGGAAGCCAAATCGGCTCTCTGACGAATGAGCGGAAGAAGTGCGGCTGTCTCTGCGTGACAAACCCCTCTATGTTCCCCTCCAAACCGGTTATGGTCGAGTTTCTGCTGGATCGGAGAACATCGCGTGATGGAATTACATCCTGATGAAATGATACGAGCCCCCTCGACGATGACGCAACCAAGATGAAACTGCGGATGGTCGGAGAGAAGGGACACCGCTTTAGCAGACTCGAAAAATGACCGCTGACGACGAGTGAGTTGTGGGAGCGGTTTATAGGTCGGAGTCTTATTATAGATGGGGAGATTTACATTGATGTTGAGAGAGATACCCATTGGAGCGGTCTCCTTTCTTTTACGTTCATATGATTGGATTAAAAGGTCTTAATATTCAGACAGCCCGTCCCACCAGTTTCCAATTCGATATCGGACTTGATGAGGCGGGTGCCCTGAATATACTTTGGAGAAGCGGAGATTTTCCGCTGGCTGTCGATGTTGGTGCTGCCCCAACTCGTTCGGTTCCAAAGACCGACGGACTTCTGTTATCCCAATCGACAATGTTTCGGCTGTGACGACTATCGCGCCCATTTAACCCCTCATCGGTGGCACCGAATTTAGCAGTTGATCAGACTGCTATTAGCAGTAACCGCAATTAGGCGGCTACAGGAACCGCTCCCGCTCGTAGCGGGTCGGCGATTTCCCTCCCTTTTCCGCGTGTCCATTTCTGGGGTGCGATAGGCGGAGGAACACCTATTAATAAATACTTCCCGACTGTAACGGCCTAAGCTATGAATTTCACATATTTCGACGGGGAACATCCCGCGTCGAGGGAGCGGTTTATCTTGCCGATTAAGCCAGCCCGAAGCCGGGAGTTTAACCCGTTTCACCGCAAGCATCATAAAGCATCTAATGCTTCATCGGAAAGGCGATCGAACAAGACAGCTTCAGTTCCATTCCGAGGTTCTTCCAAATTAATTGGCTCAGAATAGATAACCGGTTGGTGTTTTCGGTGTTTCGCTTCACCTTTGAGGGGAATAGGTCGTCACCCCTCTATACCATCTGCCTGAATTGGATTACGTTTCTCCAATGTGTTGGCTTCGACAGTAATTACTCTTTTACGGACGTCACTGTCAAATCGAACCGGACGGGGAACATCCCACGTCAAGAGCCGCAATGATTGGATTCGAACCAATGATACCTGTGCGCTGCAGGATGTTAGACCCCTTCATCACGCTTGCGGCAGGGTTTCAAGTTAACCCATAAACTTCGCCTGCTAAACGACGGCTTAACCCCGCTCCCTGTGTACGGTCTGGGAGCAGACCTGATTCCCTCTCGCCCGACTCGAACGGGGCCGCATGCCATCTGAAGAGGGGTGTGATAACATCCGTCAGGTAACCACAACCAACAATTACTTGTGGCGCTGCTTTCGCAATCGTTGCACCCCTGACGCCAGAACCCTTTCGAGTCTCCCTGACGCTGCTCCGACCTAACCCATTGTCAGAATTGATTTAAGGTCTACCCGGTTATGGGCCTTCCTTTTCTATAAACCTGACGGATGTCGCGCGTGTTGCTTCGATTTACTTCGCACAGCTCCTTGTACGTTTCAGCCCAACCAATCGCGACTTTACTTTAATATAATAATATATAATTGTCTTGTGGAAAATGAGCTCCACCGTGAGATATATCATTTCACCCACGAACGACAGCCGCCCAAGTTGGATTCGAACCAACATTCTGCGATAAGCCGCAGTTTCTACCGTTTGAATTATTTGAGCGATAAACGTCTGTCTCTCCAGACTGTCACTGAAATTTTTACGAGACGATTCAGTCAACGTCGGTCACTTATCCAACACAGCGGCGGATTTCTGTTCCACTGTGAGGTTGCTCCACTCTTCCGTGGGAGTCGGGCGCTTCCATTACTATTTAGAGACTAAGGAAGGCTGCCAATCAAGCGTCTTGGAATCGGATGTCAGTTATGACCTGACGGGTTAAACCCTGTTCAAAAACAATCCGATGTGGCTCCGAATGGATTTGAACCCTTAAACCATGGGTATCCGATCTTGAATCGGATGCGTTTTCCAATTTCGCCACGGAGCCATATGAATGTCGGTCTTTCCCGACTGCCATCTCGATTAGAGAATCGGAAGAACTACGAAGAACCAGAATGCGAGGATTGCCGCTACTCCGAAGAGCGTTACCGGGACACAGTACCATTTGGTGAGATTGCTCGGAGTTCGTGCCCAGAACCAAATCAGAAATCCGATTGCGGCAAGAGACAGAACTGCGGCTACGATAATTGGTAACATTTGGAAGTCTCTCCTTTGACTATTGAATTTTGATGATGGTGGAGCCCCAAGGGGACGATCCTTGTGTGCCGCCTTATAAGGACGGTCCTCAAACCCTCGAGGACAAGCTCCTTAGAAAGGATGCCGGTCTGTCCCGACTGTCAAGCGTCCGACCGCTTTGTCATACCGATCAAGCACCACCAAGACCGGCGTCGCGTTTGAAAGGATTTTACTATGAAACATTGCTATCGCATTTAACCGGAGCCGAACCCGTTAGGGGAACGCATGGGAAAGTGCCACTTGTTCGCCCTTAGAAGGAGGTAGTGAGAAGGAGTCCGATGGAGCCTTCGGGAGCGGTTAGTGTCGGGTATCACTAGGCTTAGAACCGCTCCCTACTCGTGAACCGATGCTCTCTCCCTTTCACGCTTATAGTATAGCACATAAAATGCGTTTTGTCAAGGGGTTTTGAGAAAAAAGTTTGAGATTTTTTGAAAAAGTTTTTTGGGAGCGGAAATGAGGGATTTGTGAGGACGAAGGCGAGCGGGAGCGGTTAATCTTGTTCCTTTAGACCTTTAATTAAATTTTCGTAATATTCAATAGCCGCTTCCTTTGTTCTAATATTTTTAGGTTTTTTAATAAAGATCAGATTTTCCAAGACAACATTCTTTCTATTTCCATCTTTTGGCTCCCATCTAACATCTTGATCTGAAAGATCTTCCTCTGTCAGTTCCCCGAAAGCATATCCGATTAACTTTGCCTTTGTGTATGGACGCACATACCCATCTGTATCCCGAAGCTCAAAAGCCCAATATGTTTTTCCAAACCCACATTCAATTTCGGTTGTATGGACAGGCTTGTTTAGCTCTTCATCAAAAATATCTCCTTTTTCATTAATGTGATATTTGGTCGGTACTCCATTAAAACTGATAACGACATTTTTTCCAAAATCTTCAGGAACCGGATGCGGCCCGTTTAAGATTGTTATTCTATTTTTAGCATTTTCTATTTCGCGAGATTTCAGCCTTTCTTTCGCTTCTTCAATATTTTTATCTTCTTTGTCTACATCTGTTAAATCAAATTCCTCCCACCGAAGATTATTTGCAGCGTTATTTTTCTCGATCGAATAATATACTGGTTCTTTAATATATTTTACGTATTTATAATTGTTTGGATTTTCAACAAATGTTTCCGCAACAATTCTCGCGACGGACTTTGTTACTTCTCTCCCGTTGGAGTCTATCAATTTAATAGTTTTTGCTCCGGTTTGTTTTTCGCTATATACTTTCTTCTTATATACTTTAGCAAAATCTCCGTCCCAACAACTTTCTTTAATGTTCCAAATTCTCCCGAGCGTAGTAACATAATAGTTGTCGAACCCTTCAACCTTGTCAAAATCTTCTCCGGCTAAAAGACAATCCTCAAATGTTGTATTTTTTAAAATATTCTCTGACATAAATAAAGACATAAATAAATTTCTCCTTTAGAATTATTTTAGAATTATTATTGTTTTTATTCTTCTATTTCCCGCTCCCTGCCGATTCTTTTATAATCGGGGTTTTTGGCGGAAAAATATTCACCATTCATTAGCCCAAGCCTTAATGTGTCGTTGGTTATGATGCTGTTATGAGACATTGTGTTTTTCATTAAAAAGTTTAATGCTCTTACAAATTGGTCTGTTCCATATACTCCGTCCGGTCTTTCTTCTCTTTTTCTGTTTGCACTTTTAATTAAACCATTTTTCATTTTGTGGTTCAATAGTGATTTGATATCTTCTCTCTCCGCCATTGTTCTTAAAACATTTATGCAAGAGTCGGAAAAAGGATATGCCACCATAAACCTTGCCGGGACTATACAATGAAGATTTTTCAAAACGAGATAATTTACAATGTTGTAATATTTTTGTCGCAGTTCTCTATTTTGATAAGTTTCGCTTTCTCTGTTAACGTTTAAAAGTTTCATTGCTGTTCTTTTATATTTTAACAATGCTGTATTTTCTTCGGCACTAAACATTTTCATTGGAAGAATTGTTGATGGCTTATTTTCATCAATTTTATGAAAATTGTCTTGTATACATTTTGGAACATAAACCTCCCATTCTTCATCGTTTAGATTCTTGGTTTCTTTGCTTCTATTAAACAAATAATAGCAGGTTTCTTTTTCGACGAATTTTTCATATATATCTTCTTCTATTGGATATCCTCCATATACAAAATCTACACTAACCGCTCCCTGATCAATAAGGCTATTGATCCCATATTTTAGAGCATATGAAAATTCGTCCATTGTTTTTCTTACAAAATATTTGGTGCTAATATCTGAACAATCGCTAATAACTAGTTTGTTATCATCAATTATTTCCGCTCCCGAAATTCGTCTTTCATTTCTCTCTACTTCTCTTGATAGTATCTTGATTCCGTTGTTGTCGTTCGGACTTTTCCAGTTATCATCTCCCATGCCAAGAAGTTTATACCAGCCTTTTGCTGTTAAAGCAATCGGATGATTTTTAATTTCTGAAAATATTGAAAGTAACAATACCTCAACACAATCGGCTCTCGTAACGGAAGTCATCGGATCTAATGTTGAAACTACCGCTTCCTTAGCTACCGAATGAAAAAGATATTTTCTTCCGTTCTTTTCAAAATCAGTATTTGCTTCAATAATTTTTTGTTGCTCTTTAAAAGCCCTTCCTCCTGAGTGTTCAATTCCTAAATCATCGCAAACCTCTTTCCAGTTTTTATACCAATAATTCAACTTTAATTTTTTAAGATCGAAGTAATAACTTCCTCGTTTTGTAAGTTCAAACCGTTTATACCAATTGACCGACGCAAAAGCTTGGTTCAAGTCCTTGAAATCATAATCATCTATGATTTGTAAATTTTCCATTAATAATCCTCCTGTTTTTTTGATTTATCTTGAAATTTGACATAGATATGAATTAAATATTAACAAATTGTGACTTCATAGTCGTAGGTTGCGCGAAGCGCAAAAAAGATCTATTGAAATATTGAAATATGTTTTTTTCCACTTTTTCCTATAGAGGGTTTTCTTATTCTACTGGAAAATGCGGAAAAATAGGTTCATAATTTGTTCATAATTATATTTATGGTTATTTTTGGTAATTTTTAGGAACTTTAAAATGTTAGTTTGGGAATTAATTTAGGGTTAATTTGAGTTTTTTAACATTTTTCTTTATTTTTTTTATTTTTCTTTAAAGAGAAAAGACCATATCAAAAAACCTACTATCTAGCCTACTTTAACCCAACCAACTTAACCACCTATCTTCTTCTTACATTCCGTTCTTCTCCGATTCTTCTCACATCACATTCTTCCAATATTCTTCCCCCGGTTATCTTTTACCTCTCATACCTCTCAATCAATTCTTCTCCCATCTTACTTCTCTTCTCCCCCTTACTACTCTATTACTATACTCTTTCATTTTCCAATCCATCCAAGCATCCTGCTGACAATCTCCTCAATTCTTAAATAATCCTTCAACTATCTTTCTATCCATTCCAACATTCTTACAATTCTCTACAGCTTTTTCAAACCTATTCTTCGATATCTTAATATCTTTCTTCAAACTCTCATCCCACTCCCCATATTCTCCCATCTACTCATCTCTATTATACCATATTCACATCTTCCTGTCAATCCCTTCAATATATAATTAACAAAATATTTACAAATACATTGCCCTTTCCTTTCCCTTTAAAAAACAAATGACCACACGACGAAGTCGGTTTCTTCATTTGAGAACCGAAGGTTCGATAAATGAAAAACGGTTTGACGGCGACCCGAACGAAGTGAGGGGACGAGGAGAAAAGACTGAAAGTCTTTTCGGGCAAAGGAGGGGGTGTGGGGAAACTTGGTTCCCCAAATATATATGATCCTTCAGACCATATATTAGACTAGATACTAGTACTAGTATTAAGAGAGAATATATAAGTTAGATCACCCAATCGTATGATGATTTGTGTACAAAGGATGTCTAGAGGGAGTTTTCTGGGTATTTCTTAGATATTTAAGCAATAATTAGACAGTATTTGAATATAATTAAGTATTTTGAGTAAGTTTTCAACAGAATTTTCAACATTTTCCACAATGGAAGAGGTGGATGGATAAAAGTGGAGAGAAATGGTGGAAAATGGAGGGAGGACAAGGGAATAATGGTACGAATTGGGGGATATAAAAATCTGGGTATTGGATGGGTGATAGAATCGATTTTAAGGGCTATGGATAATGATAAATATAAGGCTGGAGGATGATGTTCGATTGGGTAATATAAGAAGAGGGCACCAGAAGATGCCCTGTGATTATTGATGTTTAATTGGATAAAATGGGTTAATTGTCTCTGGCCCAAGTAAGTTTAAGTCCTTTGGATTTGAGAGTACATTCATCTTGGAAGAGGGCAACGCCTTCTTCAGGGTCGTAGACTTTGATATAGATATCTTTGAAATCGGTCGGGATTTTGGAGATATTTCCATTAGCGATTAAGTTCCATTTGATTGCCTCGTCATTCCATTCTTTGATAATGGGGAGGAGATCGACAACTTTTCTGACATATCTTGTTTTGGGTTCATCGGAGTCGAGAGTGGTATATTCGACTTCATATTTAGATTTTGTTTTTGCTTCTGTTTCTTTATTGTCTTTATCGATTCTGGCTTCCTGCTCGGTGTGTTCTGCGGACTCTTTTGTCTGTTCATTCTTTTTCATAAACATTTCCTTTGGACGGTCATCTTTAACTCCGGTAAGTTTATGAAACCAATCCTGCCACTGTTCGAAAGTTCGTTTATAACCGGCCCCTTCTTCGAAAGATGGATCGGTACAATAATCGGAAACCTTCTGGAAAGGACAATCGACACAAGGTAACGAATTCTCGACTGGATAAAACGACTGACAGTGAAAATCGCTTTTTTCATATAAAGAAGTCGCCGCCTTTTTAAGGGTGGTATCATATGCTTTCAGAAAATCAGAAGTTACTCGAAAGTTAATTTTATCTTTGTTCTTTTTCTTTCCCATCAAATAACTCCTTTCCCTTTGAGAAAGATTTCGTAATCTCTTTCACGGTAATTGTCTTTTTCGAACAGATATTCAACAATTTTATCTCCGACCCATTCGTCGAAATAATCGGAATTCATCCAACTCAATTGTTCGTAAGCTCTGAGCAACCATTCCATATCGAGAATCCAACAGGTTGTTTTGAGAGCGTTATACCATCCGCCCGTTCCGCCCTCATATGTGAGCTCGGTATCTATTTGATCACGATATGAATAATCCTTGGGATAAGGCAGTTTGTTGTTGACAGCTCCGCCTTCCGCGAATTTCTCTTGCTCTTCTGAATCATAATAATATGGATTTGGTTCAAAAAGCGTTATGCCGAAAATCTTTACGAGCTCTCCGAACATACAGGCGAAGAACCGATCTGGGATTTCAAGCAAATCAAGATATTTGCGAACTTTGTCGCGACAATCAATCTCGCCGATAATTTCCTTCAGAAGTCCTGTGGGATTAGAAGAGAGAACATTATTAACTTTTACATTTTCTTCCATTATTCTACCTCCTTCAAATATCTTTACAAATAATCCGCTTTACAGGAATCATTGCTTTAATTGTTTCGTTCGGAATTTCGACGATTGGGGAAGGATTTTCTTCGGTATAAACAGGCACTCCGTTGATCTCTTCGTATAACTGAAAAACTGTTTTTGAACCATATCCGAGCTTTGTTAACGGAATTCCAAAAAATATAGTTTTAACATAAGAGCTTCGTAAATTGATATTGTTTGCAGCACATTCAACACTAGCTAAAACAACTTGATAAACCCAGTTGATTGTCCGTTTATTTGTAATTACAACAGATGATAAATCCACCTTCCCACGGGGTCCTCGACATCCATTATTATCGGCATAATCTCCGCAGTCGTCACAACCATAATTAAGCCAAGAGTCTTCTGGATGAACACAACCTTTTACTTTGTCTTTGTTATCGGGCATATTCCCCTTCCCCTTTCGGTTAAATATTGAATTGCCTGGTCTGCTTTAAGATGCTTCAAAATCCAATCCAACGTCACATTCTCGCGAAGTCTGTTCTCTGCGCGAAGACAAAATCCTTCGCACTTTTTGATATATTTTCCGTCGATGGAGTTGAAATATAACAACGAAAGTTGGGGTTTATCTTTGAAAAAAGTCGTGCAAGTTCTTGCCCCGGAAATATAATTATCACGAAGATAATCATAAGCTTCCTGAAAAGAAACATCATCAAGCAAAAGTTCTGTTTCCGGAAGATCTTTATCCGTAACAAACCAATTGGTATCGAATGGATCTCCTAATCTCTTCCACGGACCACCGTCAATAGAGACGGAGTAAATCGGATCATAAATTTTCAACATTATCTCGACCTCTCTCCTGTTCGTTCGTCATAAAACGCATATTTTCCGGGAAGTGCAGAAAGAAGAGCAAAAATTCTGTCGGCGTCTCCGCAAGCAACTTCCTTTCCGTATTCATCCACAATTTGATATAAATCTATATCTTTACAGTGGACAATAGTATAGTCGTACTCATTCCCCTCCAAGATTAAAGATAGGGGAACAATATCATATTCGTCAACAAAAGCAATGCAAGATTGATTGAAAAAGTTTCGAGCTTCATCAACGCTTTTAAAGGAAAATTTATAAGGACAATTATCTTCTTTAAGAAAGTCCGAAATATCTCTTTGTCCCACCCAAAAATATTCTCTCTGATTCTTGTCATATACGAGAATTACGAAATTTGTATGCCGGTCTGATTTATATGCGACAACATACCTTTTCTCTGTTTTTTCATCAGCCGAAATCATATTTATAACCCTTCTCTTTCATTTTCTTCAACAACCGCTTGAATGCGAGCTCTGATCCATCAAGAAAACTGTTCTTGTCATTTGCGTGTCTCCGCGCGTGAGCTGAAAGAGCGATCTCAAGTCCGACATAGAATCTCGCAATTGTTTCCCGCGTCTTCTCATTGTAGGTAATTGTAATCTGCTTTCTCGTCAGAATTTTAGAAGTGGATTCGTCTGCCTTCAACAAATATCTTCCTTCGACAACAGGACCATCGTTGTTATAAACTATATCTTTCAGCTGATAAGATGTACAATTGGGCGTATCATGCTTTTTGGAAACCACATAATATTTTCCAAAATACCGCCCATAAATATCGGAAATATGATGCTCTAACTGATCTTCTTCACACTTCGAAACATCGAGACAAACAACATCTCCGACTTCAAACCGAGAATCAAGCTCCTTTCTCTTTTTATTCTCTTCGTGAAGCTTTTTTGATTCGATGATGTCAAACATACTATCAGTCCATTCACAATAAAAACGACAATATTCGAGAAGATAAACACCGTTTTTAATAGATTCAATTGTTGCGGTTTTGAAAGAGCTTTTGTTAATCCAATCAATCATTTCCCACGAAGCGGCTTTTGCTGTTACCAAATCGGAACTCGGAAGATAATAGGTTTCTCCACCGATCTCCTTTTTCTCCAACATTGGATAGAACATTCCTGCCGAAAGATCCGTCCGCAAAACAACTACGTCTCCGGGCTTGAATAAGGTTTCCATAATATTTTCTCCTTTAATCTTTTTAATCGTTATTGAAAATTAGATAACTTCTTTCCGCTTGCTATGACTTTGAAAAAGCAATACTATTCCAATAACTATACTCACCGAAATATTTATTTTCAGCTTCAATTCTTGCTTGAACAGCCTCTTCAAAAGTATCAAATTTCCCGAGGAATATTCTGTCTCCATTAACTGTTATTCTAGCAATCCACTTTTTACAATTTTTTCTAAAATCAACACCGGGAATCCCGGTTTTATTATTTGAATTAGGTTTACTGTTTTGAGTATTCTGAGTGTTTGTTACAATTCTAAGATTTTGTTTTCTATTATCGTGTACATCATGATTAATGTGGTCTACAAACAGCTTCGGTTCGTTTGTAAGATTCATTACTAATCTATGAAATATTATCTGCTTTTCCTCTCCGTTTGTAATAACACTAGTTCTTAAATATCCTTTTTCGTCTTCTCTCCAGCAAAAATTTTTAATTAAATCATAGTTTTCAAGATCAAAATAGAATGGATTGTTTGTGTTAGAAGCATACCCGATTCCGTATTCTCCAGATAAATCATATTTATTATATTTTTTGCTTCTTATTGATGTTTTTTCACGTCCAATACATCCACAAGAAGGAGTACAATTTTTCTTTATGAGATTGCTATATCGCTTTTTTACAATAGTTTGATTTTTACAACTACATCGACATATCCACTCTGTGTCTTTAGTACCATTTTTATAAACATATGTTTTCCCTTTTTCTAAAACGGTTAAACGACCAATAACATCCCCAACATTAATCATTAAAAATACCATTGCCTCTTTCTGCCGCAGTACATGTATTTTTTAACAACATTGAAATTGTTAAAGGACCGCAACCACCAATACATGGACTGTAATAACTTGAATACTTCGCTTTTACTTCCTCCGAAACATCTCCGTGAAGCTTTCCATCTTCTCCGCGATGAATACCAACATCAATAATAATTGGCTTTTTGTCTCCGTAAAAGTGTCTGTCTGTAAGCGTATTTTCGTGTCCTGTCGCCACAACAATCACATCTGCGTGACGACAGTAAAATTGTTTATCTTCGTCTGAAGTCTTTGAATGAAGCATTGTAACATTCATATTCATCTTCTGTAAGAGAATTGAAACCGGCTTCCCGACAATATTAGACCGTCCAATAACAACTGCATTCTTTCCCGCGAAATTGATTCCGTAAGGAACGGAAATTGAATTCAACATATGAACAATTCCTGCCGGCGTGCATGGAATGAATCCGAAAGGTTCGGGGTCATTCTTGGAGAAAAGTTTTCCAGCATTGAGATATCCGAACCCATCAACATCCTTGAACGCATTAATATAGTTGAGGACGGTTTCCTCATCAACTCCTTTCGGAAGCGGAAGCTGAACCAAAATTCCGTTGATATTATCATCTCTGTTTGCTTTTTGAATTTCTCCGATAATTCTCATCTCTGTAACGGCGGGATCTTTCTCTTCGTCGATATGAATGTCTTCGCACAAAATTCCAACTTTATCGCAGGCGATTTTCTTGTTGCGAACATATGTCGAAGAAGCTGGATCGTTGCCTGCCTGAATCACAACAAGCTTCGGTCTCGCGTGTCCGTTTTTGATAAGATTCTGAACTCTTGCCGCCGTAACCTCGTTATCTTTCTCGGCAATTGCTTTTCCGTCAATAATTGTTCCCATTTCTTGTGTTTTCCTTTCTAATTATTTAAGAATCAATTCTGCGCTTGATTTTCTTTGTTATTTATCTTGTAGAAAAATTTAAATTGTTTTCTGGTATGGTTACTACCCTGTGAAACATTGTCCACGGAGACTGATAAAATAGGGCTTTAGAGGGCATTGTTTGATTTACTCGTCGTCGTCCTCTTCTGAGTTGTCTTCGTGCTTTGAAACGAATTTCTCCGTTTCTACGCTTTTCTGAGCTTCTTTCTCCATCTGTTGTTCAATCTCGAGATAGCCGCGAATGGAATTGTTTCCTGTTGTTTGAATAAATTTCCAAGATCGCTGATGAATTGCTTCGGCATCGTAAGTTTCAACGAACATCGATCCGCAATTATAACAATAACATCTTCTTGAACCGACCTCTCCCTTTGTGATCATTGTGGTTGCGCATTTTGGACAATACATAACGGTTTCCCTCTCTTTTTGTTCTGGTCTCAAAACCTCGTTTTGGCTAAATCGGAAATAATTTTCTCGCAATCTTTGAACGTCTGAATGGGCAAATGCCTCTTCATAACCAGCGTCTTTGTATTCCCGAAGAACTTCTGCTTGATCGTATTCATAATATCTTTTTCTTTTTTGAAGAACTCCGTCTTCGTATAACTCGACAACTCTCTGAAAATTGTTAGAGTTCCCAAATCGTCTGTCGACATATTGCTTTTTACTCATTATCCTTGTTCTCCGTTTTTGCAAGATTTGTTTTTAAATTATTCATTTTTTCTTTTCTTTCTCGCGCCTCTTCTGCTCGAGAAATGTTGCCAGAATGAACAAAACAAATTATAAGGACCGCTGTTGAAAGAAAAGCGAAGACACTTAAAACACACAATGCAACCATCATTTTATCATTCCTCCGACATGTTGTCATTGAGATCCGAGAGCTGTTCGAGGAACTCTTCGCTTGTCAAAACACACCCTCCGTCGCGTCCTTTATCACCAATTACAATGTCTTCCGGCCACATTGGAAACCATCCGCCGTCATGTCCTTCGTTAAAAGGCTCTGGTAATTCAACCACGTAAAGAGTTCCGACCGTTTCAATGTGATTGCGAACCGGGACTCTTTTTTGTATAATTTTCACAACTTTTCCGGGTCCGAAGTCTGTATTTTTGGTATAATTAACCGTATCTCCAACCCTAATTTTACTGCTTCTCATTTTCAATCTCCTCTCACTCTGTGATTTTTGCTCTCAAAATAACCGTCTGTTTAATCCCGTCATACTCTTCGTGCGCTTTCACCGTTCCGGTAACAACACCGCTTTCGGGAATGTCTTTGTTCGAACTACTTTTCCAAACAACCGTGTTCCCATTCGAGTCCTTGAACTCATAAATGTGAAGAAGCCCGAACTGCGTTTCGCAACAAGTAACCTCACGACCGGAGACGAAATTCACCGAAATCTTATCACCAACCTCGCCAATGTAATTGGACGATTTTGCAAGTTTTTCTTTTTCTTCTTGCATTTTCTTGAACTCATAATACCGCGATATTGCTTTCGGGGCCGAGACAAGAAGTCCAAGTTTGTCGAGCGGAACGTATTCGTTTACCAATACGGTTTTCAAATTGTTGTAATACGGATCGTCAGGAAGCTCTGTAACAGTCTCCTGAAGGGCGATAATGTCGTTAGAAATGCTTTCTTCTGCAGATTCCAGATAAACCGTTAGCTTCGCAACCGCGAGATTGATTTTTTCTCTTTCGGCGTTGTCGATATTCAGCAAGTCGCTCGGGCAACCCATTTCTTTCAAAAGTTTCGCTTGAACGATGTTCTTTGTCGAAAAGACATTGCGATCTCCGACGTTATCTCTCGTTGCCACAAATCCAAACATCTTCGTTGCCGCCTGCGCAAGCTCCAGCGCTCTCTGAGCCTCCACGAACCGTGCACGACGATTGTAAAAGAACTCATCTCCGGGGTTTGCTGCATCTTCCGCATCTTTAATAAAAGACTCGAAGGTCGCAATTGCGTCAATGTCGATTCCGGTTACGAAGAGCTTCAGACACTCTTTGCCGAGTTGTTTCCACTCGCCAGTTTCCTGATTAACAACAAGATAGGTTTTGTTACGCTTGCGGTCGGTTTTGCAGTAATCACAAGAGCAGGGGTTCGAAGAGAAATACCTTGTCGGGACGATAAATCCCAGATCCTTGCCGGACAAATTAACATTAACGAAGTTTTTCCCATCAACGCCACTGGGCTCTACAGAACCGCCGAACGCCCAATTGTTTTCTGCGAAGACAACCTCGTCCGGGATTTTCAACTCCACCCTGCGGGCTTCGTATGGAACTTTTTTAACGGTCGATTCGGAACGGCAATCGCAAGGACGAAGCTCGATTTTGCGCACGAGAACGATTGTATGATTACTTTTTGTCATTGTCGGCTCGAGTTCGGGGTTGATTTTTCGAATCTTGCGAGCCGCAGCGTTGAATTTCTTTTCCAGATTTTCGACATTCTCTTCGGGAATCATATAGGTTTTCGTAATCATATTTGTTCGCTCCTTGATATGATTTCGTTTTTTTGTACTTATATTATAACATAAAAAACCCCTATTGTCAAGGGGTTTTTCAAAAAATATTATATTTTTTTTACTTTTTTGTTTTAGTTTTCAGGACACTCTTTACATTCTTTAATGTGAAACACTCTTCCCAAGCGTAACAAATGATGTTCATCATTTCTTCCTGCTCTTTCGGAATGGATATATTTTCCATATCTTCATAATCACGCATCGGCATCTTCTTTTTCTCCTGTGTATTTCTTTTTGAGTTCTGCAAGATCTTCTATGAAATCTTCAATATAAAAGATTGTTTCCTCGTACGTGGCACAAGCAACAGTTTTTTTATTAGTCGACACTAATTTTTCAATCTCATCAAAAATTTCCTTTGCAACCTCGCTCTGCTTGCGGTATCCTGCGTTGTAAAGCATTTCAGCAAAGTCTCCAATTTTTGTACTATTTGCATAACAACGCGAGCAAGTATGAGGTTTGTTTTCATCGCACAGAGGGTTATACACTTCACATATCATAGAAGCTATTGTCTCGCACATTTCTTCAATCTGTTTTTCTCTGTCCATTATTTACTCCTTACAATACTTTTCAGTCAATATCTTAATCTCCTCTTCGCACGCTGCAACCGCCTCTTGTGGAGTATTACCTACTGCAGAAATTTTCACATCTACTGTATCATAAACAACCACTGTTTTTTCGGCAGTCCAGCCATCACCATTACCGTTCGGATTGATTTCATAACCCATAGAGGTATCTGACCAAGGATTGTTTAGGTAATGAACCCAATCCTCGATTTCGTTTTCAGGATTTACAAAAGTGTCGCCTAACTTCTTTATTTCAACATCCTTTCCGCCGCACCACAACGATCCAACAACGATTTCTTTATTCATACTGTTAATCCTCATCATCTATAATTGCTTGAGCATAAGTAAGACCTATAAAGTCTCCATAATCAATATAGCCAAGTCTGCCGTCAGACACAATTACCCAAAAGTAATCAAATGTGGTCAATCTTTACACATTTTCGTCATCCGACACCTTTTTAATCGCCTCGTGCTGTGTCATCAATCTCATAATTGGTAGAATTTCTTCTTGTGTCCCACTTGCGATTAATTTTTCATCAACATAAAGCTCTTTTGTGCCGTCAGATAAGGTTTTAATTGAAAAGTCCAACAATATTCACTCCTTTCTTTTGTATTGTAACGACCGCAGAAACAGCGAAGCTGATGGTTCGATATGTTCCACGGACAGTTTTCACTAAAGTTTCGAGGTCAGAAAATACTCTGCTTGCAGAATAGACATAAACCTTTTCGAACGGGTTTTCAAAAACGAAGATTTTCTCGAACTGCGACCCGTAGGCGCTCCTTGTTGCGATCAAGCTCTTGATGCGATTGATTTGATTGATTAGTTTTCCATAACCGATTACGCAGCTCTCCAAATTGTTGGTTGAAATATACCAATATTCCTCTCCGGTTTTTAGGGTCGGTGCGTCCAGAATCATCTTGTCCGGCAGCGCCGACTGAATGTTACGTGTTAGATTCGTCATTTCCATTTTCTTCAACCTTTTCTTGTCTTTTTCGGAAAGAGGCTTTTCTTGTCTCTCTCCAATTTGGATCGTATAAAATCACTGTTACCAACAGCTTGCACCCGGCAGCCTTGTTCCCGCTAACAAAAACGAAGTATGCGTCCTTGTATAGCCGAATCATCCGAGTCCCGCTCTCGCGCCGAAAGATGCGTTTGTATAGCCCGTATTCGTAATGATCCTGATCCATTGTTGTTGTCGTGTGTCCTTTAAGTCTAGCATTTCTGATAAGGTCCGAAAGCTCGCGGTCGGAGAGATTTCCAAACCGTTCATAAATGCGTTGACGCGCGTGGTTGGTCAATTTGACCTTTGTTGCGAGAGCGTCCAAAAAAATCACCTCAATCCCTGTAATATAGTATATAATGAAGAAAATTTTAGAAAACCGTGAAAAATGTGAATAAAAGAGCTGTTTTATTATCAAATTTTTCGGTATAATATATAATATACTTTAGTTTGTTAAAATATATATTGTGCAATATATATAAAAATTTTTGATTATTTCAACACTTTTACAAATTACCCATTGCGCCTCATCAAAAGTCCAAGCACTGCCAGTTCATCTGTATAACACTGGTCGCACAACCGCTCCCCGAAATCGATGAAACTCTGCTCTGTTGCAAACTCCGAAATCTCTTTGCCACATCTTGAACAGCAGCACGGGCGACTCTCGTTCTTGCTAACTCTTGCTCCATACGCAACCTCGCTCGAACCAATTCCTTCGCAATAATCGTTAATATATCTACGCATTTTCGTTTTCCTCTTCTTTCGTTTCTTCTTCGTTTTCGTTAGTTTCTTCTGCTTTTGACAAATCTACTTTTACGGTATCTTTCTTTGCTGTCTTTGTTTTTCCAGTTGAATTATAGTCGGCCGGAACTTCATCGACTCGCTTTTTGAAACAAGCCCACGAACACACTTGTCTATATTCGTAAAGTCCTTCTCGAACCCAACAATATGTTTCTTCTGTCGGCTTGAATTCCTTTCCGCAAATCGGACAAATGAGGAGGTTGGACCGCGCAGAGGATTCTTCTTCAATTTCAGATTTCTTTCTTCGTCCCATTAAATTCCAACCTGCTACTCAAAATATGGACAAACATACCCATATTGAGAAAATTCCTGCTTCAACCTATATGCTTTTGTCCTAAGACTACTCACAAGTTCTTGTATAGTCCACAGGCGTAAATTCCCGTATAGCCTACGGTACATACTTATGTTAGCTTTATTGTGCTATATTATAAGTTTGACAATCTCTAAGATTAAGACTTGCGTTATAATCTCTATCTTCTGTATAACCACATTCATCGCAATGATATGTTCTATCTGATAATTTTAAATCAGTTTTGATATTACCGCAACAATGACAGGTCTTACTCGAAGGATAAAAACGACTAACAATCCTTAATTCAATTCCACGCTCTTTACACTTAGTAGTTAATTTTGTTCTGAATTCAAAGAACTTCTGATGCGCAATTGCTTTAGAGAGATGTCTGTTCTTCATCATACCTGATACATTTAAATCCTCAATAGTAATCCACATTGGCTTGGTTTTCACCAATTCGGAAATTACCTTGTTGATATAATCTGTTCTTATATTATCAAGTCTTTGATAAAGTTTCTGTACCTTTAGCTTTTGTTTTTGGATATTTTGTCGAGCAGCCACTCCTTTCAAATTATTGTTAAATTTCTTATAGCCCTCATATTTTCTTGAAAGACTACGCTGTTCTCGCCTAATTTTCTTTTCAAGTTTCTTTATTTGAGAGTTTTTGTTTATATTTTTGTAGACTTTGCCATTAGAACATATTGCAAAATCCTTTACCCCCAAATCTATTCCCATTCCGAAATCATTTAACGTAGGTCTTTTTTGCCCTGACTCTTCAACTAAAACCGATACATAATATCTTCCTGCTTTATAAGAAACGGCCCCGCTTTTAATTATATGGGTATTAGGGTTTGTAGGAATGTAACCTTTTTCTTTCAATTTTATCCAACCAAGAGTAGGAATTTTAATTCTATGTCTTTCACATCGAATAGTTGTTTTTGAGTCAGTTTTCACAAAATACATTTTAACATCTGATTTATTTTTCTTCTTAAATTTTGGGAAATGAGATTTTCCTTTGAAGAAATTTTTGAAAGCTCTTTCAGCATTCATTATACTTTGTTTAACAGACTTACTGCTAACTTCTTTTATCCATTGGAATTCGAGATTATTAGGGATAAATTCATTGTTTAACCATTTGGAAAAATCCGTTCCAGATACAAAACGTTTCTCGGTTTTATATATTTCTTGGTTGTGAGCAAGATAAAAGTTATAAACATATCGACAAACTCCTATTGTATTGTTTATTATTTGTTTCTGTTCAAGCGTTGGATTTATTTCGGTTTTATAACTCTTTAACAGTTTCTTTGCCTCCTTCGATTTGTTTTATGCTTTCTAAATCATACGGGCGTCACAGTCCAACCTCCATATTTTTTTGAACAATGACAACTTTAGTTGAAAGGTTATTTTTTGAAAGTTCTGCTTCAATTTCGGGTTTTACCGAAATTCTGCCGTCCATATCTCCGTGAACAAGGAACAGCTTTTCGGCGTTGATTTTTCCATATTCTTTGACAATGCTATCTCTTTGAATGTGCGAGGAGAAACTTCCGAGATTTGTGATTTGACAACGGTTTGCATATCTCTTTCCGGAGATTGAAATCGTCTTCTGTTCACCTTGTTTGATCGTATATGCCATCGAACCAGGAGGAGCATAACCAATCGTAACAATTCTGTCGTCCGTGTTCGGAAGAAGACTTGCGCACCAAGCAACGGAGCGTCCAGCCACCATAAACCCGGAAGAAGCAATTACGATACAGGGTTTCCCAGAATCGCGAAGTTCTCTGCTTTCGATATAATCCCCAACAAAATGAATATTCTTCCAAGCAAGGACCTCTCGCCATTCTTCTGCGGCTTCCCCTTCGAGAACATCGCAATACGCGCGGCTAATTTTCTGTGCCATCGGAGAGTCGATATACACCGGAATGTCGAAATCTTCTTTTGAAAATAGATCATATAGAACAGTTGCGATTTCTTGCGTTCTTGCCAGCGCAAAACTCGGAATCAAAATTCGCCTCTGTTGTTCAACACAAGTCTGTTCAACAACCATCCGAAGTTTTTCAAGGTCTTTCTTGCGCATCTTTTTGTTGGCAATTTTTTCTTCGTGCGCGTATGTCGATTCAGCAATAACAATATCTGCTCTTTGTCCAAAAACCGATTTGAACGGTTTCGTATACGGTTTTGGCAAATGAATGTTTCCAAGGTCGGAAGTATAAACGATTTTCTTCGTTACATTTCCTTCCGTAATCCACAATTCAAGCTGTCTTGCGAACGGAATGTGCCCGGATGGAACAAATCTAAATTTTACGAATTCGTCCAGCGTAACGACTTCATCATCATACTCCGTCCAATATCCGAGCGCCGTGTCCACATCGGAATCGAGATAAAACGGAACATACTCTCGCCCAAGTTTCTCTGAAAGCGAAGCGGCATCTCCTGCGATAATCCTTGCGCTGTCTCGCATCAAGATTTCTGCGATTGGTTTAGAACCGCGAGGAGCGATAATCGGGCAGGTTGCTCCAGAAGAATACAGCCGAGGAATCAAACCGATGTGGTCGACGTGACGGTCGCAGGAAAACACATAATCAAGTTTATTTGGCTTAAAATCAAACCTTCTCGAATTGATTTTCCAGTTTTCAAGAGTACTTCCAGTCGATTGCCACAAACCACACTCCAAAAGAATTTTTCGATTTGGTGTTTCGATATATGTCATCGAACCGGTTACATCCCAAGAGTTTCCGCCGCAGAATTTGATGTTAATTTTATTTTTAGACTTTTTGCTCATATAAAGTCCTTTCTGAAACGGAGGACGAACAGATTATTTGAAAAGTCCGTCCTCCGCAACCTTGCGGTTTGGGGTTATTTTTTGGTTATTTTGAACAAAAGATTAGAGAATTGAATCAATATCTTCGACGATTTCGTCAACTACACCGTATTTCAGGCACTCCTCATCATCGAGAAACCAATCCTTCGGAGCTTTCGAACGATAGGTCTTCTGGTCAATCTTTGTTTGTTTGAAGAGGATGTCGTTGAATTTCTTGTCTGATTTATCAACGAACTTCTTTGCAGAATCTGCCTGTTCACGCGTTCCGCCAAGGTAGGTTGAACCGCTGTGAATCAAAACGGACGAACCCTTTAGCGCATATCTCTTGTGTCCGCAGGCGAGAATGACTCCAGAAGCGCTGAAACACGCACACATATTTACGGTATAGATTGGTGTTTTCGACATCATAATGATGTGGCACAACACGAGAGCGCCTGTTACATCGCCTCCGGGGCTGTCGATATAGAGCATAATCGGCTTTCTTTCCTCAAGAGGAAGCCCTTTATCTTCCCGGTTATACCGGAGAATTCTTTTGACAATTCCAATTGAGTTGTCGTTCATTGGATCGTCTTCAGTTCCAATCGCACCCTCGAGATAAATTCTTCTCGCTTCCTCATCTTCATACTGGTGAAGAAGATCGGGATCGGGGAGCTGAAGATTCTCCACATTTTTTGGAATAACAATACCTAAATTTTCCAACACAAGTCACCTTCCTTTAAGATTAATTGAGTTTCGGCGCCTTTGTCTCCAGTGCAATATAAATCATTGCCAGAAAAAGTGCTTCGATTGATGCCGCAAATACAGGATTGATCCCGAATAAAACGGAGTCGAAGAAGAAGCCGCAAATTCCACCAACGATTGCGATAGCAATTGTCGAAATCGGCAGACGAAACCTCTTTGTGAATTTGGAAACCTTCTGAAAGAACTTTTTCATAATACTTTCTCCTTTCATAAATATATTTGAAGGATTCCTCCTTCTGATATTATTATACCACAAAAGCCCCCGTTTGTCAAGGGCTTTTGGGAAATTTCTTTGGAATTTTACTGATTTTCTTCGGGAATTTCTGCTGGCGCATCGGCATCAACGGGTGTCGGAGGAGTCTCTACTGGCACCGCCGGAGCTGCTTCTGCAGGAGGATCGATTGACAGGTTTACAACAATATCGCCGTTTTCGTTCATTCCAAGACCTCCGAAGAATCCGAGCGCCGTAAAATAATTCGCAAGGTCTCTGCGCAGACGGTCAGCAACTGGACCGGGATTTGTGACAATATATTCAATCTTTCTTGCTCTGTGGAGCGTTGCCTGCGCCTTAAATCTTATCTCAATCTTTTCAATTGTCGATGAAAGAAACTTTGGATAATTGGAATAGCTTTCCTCGATAATCTTTTCAATTTGTTCTTTAGTAATCATTTTGTTTTCTCCTTTTACTTGTTTTCTTTTTTATTTTTAATTTGACGAACAACCCACATTGCCGAAATAAACAACCAAATTGTCAACACAACACCGCCGACAATTCTCGCGCTGATGTTTTCGACGATAAATCCTGCGATAAAAACCATTGTTGCACATACAAACATAAGTACGAAAGCAACAAAAGCCAAGATTTTTTCAACGAGTTCTTTGTTAGTTTTTAACATTTCTCTTTTTCCCCTCCGCAAGCTTGATGGATTTTTCGAGATATCTGTGAATTTTACGAAGCCGGTCAAAAGTTTTTTCGTCAAACTCTGCGTCGGAATATTCACAATCGCATACGATGCGAAGCTCCAACTCAACGACCTCCATTGCGTCTTCGAGAATTTTCTGCGTTGCAATCAATTTTGACATTGCTTATTTCTCCTTTTAAATATTAATAAATTTTGAACTACTTTTCGATAATTTCTACAATTGCGTGGTAATATACATATCGTTTTCCGTCGAGGTCGAACATAACGGAACCATTGGCGTTGTCATCAATGTCGATTTTGCCTTCGTATGTCGCCAATAACTTGCCGTCCAACGAATAAACATTTACGGTGCGATACAATCCGCCGCTGATGTTTGAGTTACAACTTTTCAAACTTCTATTACACGAAGCACATCCGCCGAAAGCGAAAAGCGATGCAAGAAGCAAGATACTGGCGATAATTTTGAAAACCTTTCTTTTCACGAAAATCCCTCCTTTCACACAATGAACTGTGCCGTATTCGGAAGCAGATATCGATATTCTTCGGGAATTTTCCCTTGACACCAGAGGTTGTTGGTTTCGATAACTTCTCCGGTATCGAACATTTTAATTTTAAACCGCCTTCCACCAAATCCATAAAACCCGTTAATTGGAGCCGGGGCAATCGCGTAACAGGTTCCGTCTACGATAATGTGTTCATCTTTTTCTGAAATAATGTTGTTCCAGAACTTCTTCGTAAAACATTCGCTGCAACAGCAATCTGAATACTCACCGTAATATGTCTTGCCGTCAAACTCTTTTCCGCAAACAATACAAATCATTTTGTTTTCTCCTTTTTCAATGCGCCGCCAAATCTGCTTCGTGGAGAATATCTATAGCGTCTTTCATCCACGGATCGAGGTTGCGGTAATACTTTGTGTCCAAAAATGGATCCATATGAGCTCCAACGAGCCAAATCACAAATCCGTTAAAAGTTTCTTCCATACACTGCCACGCCGAAGTACATTGGTGTTGATAATAATGTGCGTGATCGCTCGGATTTCCCTTCGAATCGTGAAAGTCTTTTACAATATATTTCCCGCAATCGTGAAGACAAGCCGCAGACGCGAGTTCATCTCCTAAACGATCTCCAAAGAAATGATTTTTCACATATTCCTCCGCTTCTTGGCAGTGTTTCCAAACAGGAAGTGAGTGATGTGGATTTTCGTGGAGAATCATCATACGCTCCAAAAGGCTTCCGTATTTCTTCACAAATTGTTCATATTCTTTGTCAGAATAATTTTGATATACATCGATAAAGTCGAAGCCTTCGTCGTAAAACGGAGGTTGAAATCTACGAATCATTCTATCAATTACTTCTTTCCCGACAGACCGTTCGCGAGCTGCGTCTCTTTCAACACACATCTCATACGGAGCGAAAACCACGGTTGCCTGCTTATAGACATATCTTGGAGTTGCCACCAAAATTCCAGCGCGATCTTTTCTGGTTAGATTGGTTGCGTCATAAAACACATCTCTTCCGTTTTTTAGTGCTTCAATTGCTCGACTCTGCATCACGGTAAATACTTCTGCCGGATTTCCCTGAATCGATTCGTTGCCATACAATTCCTCGCGAATCTTATCAGAAGAAAGATAAACGGAATTGCTATTTGATTCGTGTTCTTCTTTAGCATAGGTCGATTTTCCACTTCCCGGAAGACCAATCAAAATTTCCAACTTCGGAATTCCACTCGTCATCTTCCCCATTCCTCCATCCAAAAACTCTCTGCTTCTGTTACTTCCTGCTCGAACACATCGTTCACCCGGAAGCCATTTTCGTCATACAAAACATCTCGCGCAACTCTCTTTGCGTCAGCGTCAGTTTCTGCAACAACCTGAATTGAAATATCTTCTTCGGTTCCATCACCAAAACCGACATGATTTTTCACAACAAACAGCGCAAACTCTGAATAGTGATGTCCGTCGTGTTCGATTGTTTCCAGCCTCTCTAACTTATTTTTCTTCGCCATTGGACTGCTCCTTTCTTGCTTCTAAATATTTCACCCACTTGGACGCTGTCATATTTTCTTTTACCCAATCGCCCGCATCTTGGTTGGTTATCTTTGAAAACAGATACGGTTGAATTGATTTTGGATACTTTAGAACTTCCGCCGCGTATTTTTTCTTCATTTCTCTTGCGGCGCTGTTCAGCTCTTTAACAAAATCTTCCATTTCCCGTTCGACAGATTCGAGTTCTTCGCGATAATCGTTGGCATAAACGAGAAATTCTTCCTGTTCTCCATCAAGAACCACCTGAATTAGCGACTCTTTGGAAATCGAATTATTTGATCTCGTGTAATGTGCGACCAGCCACGCCGGAGATTTGATTTTAACACGATTGAAATCGCTGTCAACAACAACATAACCTTCTTCGTCCCACGGAAGTTCTTTTGCCGCATCGATAACATCTTGCGCGGAATGAAAGTCGTATTCTTTCGGAGTTTTTAAAAATGAAGAAATAATAGACTCTTCTGGATTCATTTCGCATTCCGTTGGCATTACCCGCTGTCCAATGAAATACAAATCCGGCTTCTCATACGGAATTACGACACGGGTTTGCGGAGATACAAGTTCGAAAGTATAGCAAACGATTCTGGAAGCCATCCGTTCGAATCTCTCTTTCGTAATATCATTGTTATGAAAAGCTTCTTCAAACACATCTCCGAAGGTTGGAAGTTTGATATCTCCAGTCGGAGCCTTATAGACATCGATAGTTCCGTTGGTTGAATAGTGCCATTTTTCGTCATCGAACCACGCACTCACAAGAGAGCCATCTATTTTGGTTTGAACCTTTGCCGTATTCCAATCGATTTCCACGGCATTCGGTTCTCCGTAATTGAAAAATTTATCAAAAGCCCGTCTAACGCACTTCCAATTGTCTTCTCGGAAGATGATTCCGCGGGCTTCGCGCACAATTGGATTAGAGAAGTCCGAAGAAAGTTGGTTATACTTAAACATTACATACGGACCATCTCGAGAAATTTTCAGGTTATACGGGTCAGACGACAACTTTTCTTCCCAATCGTTAGGATGATTTTGAATGAATTCTAACAAATAATTGGTTGCCATAAATATTCACCTCGTTTCTACTACTATTATACCACAAAACCCCTTGGTTGTCAAGGGGTTTCTGGAAAAATATTTTAGAATAATCCAATAATTTTACCGTCTTCGTCAATATTAATATTTTCGGCGGCCGGGTGTTTTGGAAGTCCGGGCATCGTCATAATATCTCCTGTTAATACAACAATAAATCCTGCCCCGGCGCAGACTTTAACATTTTTAATCGTTACGGTAAATCCGGTTGGAGCATTAAGAAGCATCGGATTATCAGAAAAACTATATTGTGTTTTAGCAATACAAATTGGGAGATTTCCAAATCCGAGTCTATCAAGTTTTTCGATTTGTCTTTTTGCCGAAGGAAGAATATTAACATCGGAACCATGATAAACATCTTCCACCACGGTTTTAATCTTTTTTTCAATTGAATCTTCCGCTCGATACCAATACGTGAAATCGGACGAGTCTTCGTCGCACAGCCGAACAACTTCCTTTGCGAGATTTTCTGCTCCTCTTCCGCCTTCTACCCAAGAATCACAAATAACGACATTGATATCCCGATCATTACACAATTTCTCTAAAAATTCAACTTCTTTATTTGTGTCTGTTGCGAATTTGTTAATTGCCATAACATACGGCACATAAATTCTGCGAACATTGCTAACGTGCCGAATTAGATTGTCGATGCCTGCCTCTATGGCTTCGAGGTTTTCCTTGCCCAAATCGGACTTCGCAACACCTCCGTGCATTTTAAGCGCACGAATCGTTGCCACGATGACAATCGCATCTGGATGAAAACCGGCTGTTCGACATTTAATATCAATAAACTTTTCTGCTCCGAGATCGGCACCAAATCCAGCCTCTGTTACTGTATAATCTCCAAGCTTCATCGCCATCTTTGTCGCAAGAATTGAATTACAACCGTGTGCAATGTTTGCAAACGGTCCTCCGTGAATAATTGCAGGCGTACCTTCGAGAGTTTGAACAAGGTTTGGTTTGATTGCGTCTTTAAGCAGCGCCGTCATTGCTCCGGTGGCGTGAAGATCGTTTGCCGTTACGGGTTTATCGTCGTAAGTATAACCAACAATGATTCTTCCAAGGCGCTCTCTCAAATCGCTAATAGAACTTGAAAGACAAAAAACAGCCATAATTTCTGAAGCAACCGTGATATCGAATCCGTCTTCGCGAGTTACCCCATTGGAGCTACCGCCCAGTCCATCTACGATGTTCCGCAGCTGTCGGTCATTCATATCAACGCACCGTTTCCAAGTAATTTTTTGTGGATCGATACCAAGCTCATTTCCCTGTTTAATATGATTGTCCAACATTGCCGCCAGCAGGTTGTTCGCGGCGCCGATGGCGTGAAAATCCCCCGTAAAGTGTAGGTTGATATCTTCCATTGGAATAACCTGCGCATACCCGCCACCGCAAGCACCGCCTTTTACGCCAAACACAGGACCGAGAGACGGCTCGCGTAACGCGACAATAGATTTTTTGCCGATTTTGCGTAGTCCATCAGCAAGTCCGATGGTCGTCGTTGTTTTTCCCTCTCCTGCAGGAGTTGGAGTCATTGCTGTTACGAGAATTAATTTTCCGTTTTCCTTTTTTGATTTTTCAAGAAATTTAAGATCTATTTTTGCCTTATATTTTCCGTACTGTTCGATATATTCTTCTGGAATTCCGGCTATTTTAGCAACATCATTGATGTGCTTCGGCTCTGTTGCTTGCGCAATTTCGATATCTGACAACATAATTATTATCCTTTCGTAGTTTTTACGATATTTGATTCTCTGATATGCTTTACAAGAGCAGGCTCTCCGCTGTCCCTCCAGTTTTCAACCATAATGTCATACGAAGGTTCACGAGGGTTATCAATCTCCCACGCCCCAAATCTGTCGACGATTTCGATAGTTCCGTCGAAGGTTTCGACGTTTTCGTCGAAAGTCATTTGAAACGAAACTCTATCTCCAACGGAATACATCGGCTTGCCGGGAATGTGTTTTTGTTCTGTCATTCTTCGACCTCCACTTTTTGTATCTCATAATATACAGCATCATATGAAGAATATAAATAATATTCGTTTTTGCAGAACGTCTGTTCTTCTCCATCATCCAGCTCGCGTTCTTCTTCGAAATCTTCACAATATTCGTTGATTACCGAACGAAAGTCGCAATTATAATCGTGTACCGGACAGTTTTGGCATTTGATAACTTGAGCTTTTCTTTTGTTTTCTTCGTCTCGAAGGGTTTTAATTATCTCTTCCGCCCTCTCTTTACGAAGGTATGAACCAATGATGGTATCGCGATAATCTTCGTACTCACCGGACATTTCGTGAATCTGATAAATTGTGAACATCGTTTACTCCTCCAAAATAAACTCTGGAAACCATTTTTTAATTGTGTTCTTGCCGTCTTTATCGATGGATATGTCTTCAATATATCTTGGAAGCGACGGAAGCTTTTCGGCTCTTACAAGAACAAAATCACACTCGATGGGCGGGCATCCGTCGAAAGCAAGAATTTCCAAACCAAGATCTTCTATTTCTTTCGCCGGATGCTTGCGAACGCCATCCACTGCTGCGGTGTGTAAACAATATCGCAAATGATGAAGTTCGTTAATTGGATACTTTTTAACATCTTTAACATTGTTTTCTTCGTTCGCTTTTCCAATTGAGCGATCAATTTCTTTCACGAAATTATTAGCTAATTCCCCGTTAGCATCGGCAATATTAGTTTTCGCTCTAAACTTTTCTTCTCCGGTTTTTGGATCGATGGCGATAAATTCGCCCGGGTCCATAACTAAAAATTTAGCCACAATCTTACTCCTCCAAAATAAATTCCGGAAATTCTTCCCTGATTCTGCCCTTATGCTCTTTTATGACAGAGAATGTATCTGTTGACTTATCGAGAATATACTCCGGCAACGTGGGCGCGGTGCTAAATTGGGCAAGAATAAAATCACAATCCGCTATCGGACAACCATAAAACACGAGTTTCTTGCCGCCAAGTTCTTTGATTACTTCAGATGGGTGTCTTCTCTCTCCGGCGTCTTCGGCGATGCGCAGATCGTATCGAAGATAATAAAGCTCATCAATGGGGTATTTCTCAACATTTGTTTTATTTTCGTTTTTCATAAATTAATCCTCCATATCTATTTTAATATTTTCGTCTTGTGTCGTATCGGTCGTTCTGATACAACAAATTCTTTCGGGAAACATTAGTAACTCCGAGAGCCAAGTTGACTTTCTTGTTACTCTGTCTGTCTTAATACACTGATTAATTGATTTGTCTGTTCCAACAAGAACGCAATACTTCTTTGCTCTCGACAACGCCGTATACAACCACTGCTTTGTGAGAAGTTGGTATGCTCCGGGGTCGCACGCCACGATAACATATGGGAAACCCGACCCTTGAGCCTTGTGCGTCGAAATAGCATACCCGAGCTGAAGCTCGAGGAGCATATCTCCCTCGATGATGACATCTCCTTGTGGGAGACGAACAATCAATTGTCTTCGAAAATTATCTTTTGCAACCACCGTTCCGATATTTCCGTTAAAAATTTCTGTCAAACCACCGTCAGGCGTTTTTACTTCGTAATTGTTTTTTGTCACAATTACTCTATCGCCAACATGATACAATACATCATATTTGATTCCGTCAGAATATGTGATTTTTAGCGGGTTTTCGTCCTCAAATTTAATCATACTCTGAATTTCGCGGTTAATTGACCTTCCAGACAAATCTCCCATTGAACGCTTTGCGGAAAGAATCAAAATATCTTCGATTGGAATATTCTCGTCGAAACGAAGTCGTCTGAACTCTTTTTTTATTGCTTCGAGACATTCTTCAGAAGAAGACTTTGCGATGATTTTTAGGTCTTTTAGCTCTCCGTGAATTTCCTCTCCGCGAAACTTCGGTGGAATAATGGGGGTTTGCGCGTTTACTTTTAAAGAATCGGTAATAATACCAGATTTTTTAGCCTGTCTAAAAATCTTAGACAAATGAACACAGGTAATCTTTCCAGAATTCCTTAGATCGGAAATCAAATTGCATAAACCAATCGACTCCAGCTGCCCCGGATCTCCGAGCATAATCAATCTTCCACCATCTTTAATCGCCGAAATCAATGAATAGAACAACTCGCCTCCGACCATTGAAACCTCATCCAAAACAACGACGTCTGTTGGAAGAGGGTCTTTTTTTGTGAATGTTGGACCGCCAAATTTTGGATTCCATCCCAGCAGACGATGGATTGTTTTACCATCTTCCTTTGTGATCTCGTGAAGATTTAGCGAGGCTTTGCCAGAAAGAGCACAAATTTCGAAGTCCAATCCGTTCTTTCTGAAGATGCGAGACACCGGATACATTAAAGAACTCTTTCCGCAATTGGAAGAAATAAAAATACATCCATTTCTACGCAAAACAAGCATTGTGGATTCTACCATAAAGCAGTATTTATAGCCATCTTCTGACGGGACTTTAGATATTTCTGTTTTACAATGTGATTTTCTTTTATCGTAACAAAGACTAACAAAACTCCTATTTGTTACCGAAACGTTATATTCGACAGATTTTCTTTCATATAGCTTACCACAGGTAAAATATTTTTGCCCCGTTCTGTCATTTATATAAATAGATGCCCTGTATCCACAAGCGGAATAAGCAAATTGAATAAACTCTGCATTTTCTTTTACATTACTAGAAAATCTTTTACGAATTACGCCGTTTTTTGTAACACCCTCATTGCCGTCCCAGAACATAATTTCATCACAGATTATTTGAAGCTGGTGGTTGTCACAATTATACCAATATTTGTCAAATACTTTTGTTTTGATTGGAGCCTGAATATAGAAGTCTGTATATCCTTGCGCAGCGGAGGCGGACTCTTTCCATGGAATATTGGCGTCGGTAAAGAGTTGACGAAGTCTTTCTTTTTTTCTATCTTTCTTAATATGGAATCGACACCTGTTAAAAGATGGTGCGCTTGGACTATTCTCCATCTTTTTATAAAAAGATCCATCACAAATAACGGCGCACATAACCCGTATTTGTTCGTCGGTTAGGGGTATTCCGGCACCACTGTATCGGAAAGAGGTGTTGAATCTTCCGATAAAGCCGTTCCCATCTCGGGTTTGAGTGTCTATTATTTTTTTTATGGTGTCTGTTTTTTTAACACCATTCTGCGTCCAATAAAGCATATCGTGATCTTCGCTGACCGTTTGGTTAAGGCCATATTTAGTTTCAAAATGATAGAACTCAGAACACGGCTTTTTGAAATACATTAACGGTTTCGTTAAGTTAGCTGTTCCGTCATCGTTATATTGAAGAACCAAATCACCGGACTCATATTCTGAAATCTTTTTCCATTTTGTTCCGTCGAAAAACTCGGTGTCTTTGTCTACGCAACCTGCGTTTCCCGTCATTAAAATGACGTTTTTATTCACTAAATTTCGTATCGCATCTTTCTGTTCTTCGGTATATTGAAATCCAACGGTCTCCTCGCACTCCGCGATCGTCTCTTCGACGAACTCCATTTTGCGACACTCTGCGTCCCGAAGTCTCAAAAGCTCACGACAAATCATCTCTTCGAGCTTTCGATATTTCATCAGTCCAATTCGCTTTGTCTCTTTGTCATAAAACAGCGTTTTGTTCTCGACCATTCGTCGGAGTTCTCTTTTTACCATTTCAGTAGAAATATCTTTAGACAGCCCTTTGATGCCAGAACCAAGGGCTTCCAGTGGCACCCAAGTATGTCCATCGACCTCTGCAAGATTTCTCAAATAATACAACGCATATGCATTGATTCTAAACTGCGAGTTTGTCGGAATTCCTTTTCGTAGCGCCATACTGTCCGCCTTCGACCAACCAATTCGGACACCTTCTCCAATCAGCGCGTATGGATTGTTTTTCACTTTTTCGGCAAGAATATCTGCGGAGCCGTAATGTTCAACCAATCGGTCTATTGTTGCCTTTGACAGCCCAAACTCTGACAGTTCAGTATATGCCTTACTACTATCTTTAGAGGCGTTATATTTGTTTAATAACTTTGTTGCCTTTGCCTCTTTAATTCCTTTAATTTTACATAGCGCCTCGATGTCTCCGCGCTCCAGAATCTCAACGGGGTTCGGATATGCCTCATACAGTGCGTTGATTTGATTTTCCGTAAAAACATAACCGAGGAACTTTCTGACATCTGCTTCTGTGTCGAGTTTAACAACGGAGTTAATGCTGACGATATCATACTGCCAGCCATATTTCGCATCCTGCTTTAGATCAGCAGTGATTTTATATCGAGTTCCGCCATCGAGTTCTGGAACGCGCCCTTTAAATGTTATGTCGTCCGTTTTATATTTTGGATTTTTTGTTCTACTGTCGATTTCTCCGATTACGCTTTCCGGAGAGAACGTAAATATAGCGAAATCTCCGCTTTTTACTTTTGTCCGTGGGAAGATTTGTTTATTTACAAATCCCTCGACAATAATTCTATTTGTTGCTGACATACTCCTCCAGTACGTGGTCTTGCTGATAGTTGAACACGCCGTCTCTAACTTCGTTAATTGTATACCCGAATTCAAACACATTCATATGAACACTGTTTGTTCTTTTTCCAAAACAGAATTTTCCATAAAGATCGTCCCAGTATAGATCACTAGCGGTCATATTTGCTTTGTTTGGAATATAGAGGAAATATTCTCCTCCGTTGTCGAGGTTCGTAAAATAAACAATATCCGAAACCGATCCGACTCCATATGTTGCAAATTCGGTAATTTTAATTCCGCTCCACGTCGGAACGAAATCGTCTCGAATTTGTTTTTCAAGCCAATGGAGATTATCCTTTTTCTTGCGACCGTCTTTTTCGTTAAGTTCTTCCTGTGCTTTTTTAATCATCGGTCTTGAAATGTCATAAATGGTTTTATATGAAATGATTTTGGTCCGGTAGTTCAAGGTCAGAAGTCTTTTTAACTCCTGTGCATCTTCAATAATCTGTTCCTGATTTTTTAGAAGTCTTTCGTTTTTAGCAAGACCTTCGAGAAACTTCTTGCTCTCGTTTGGGTCTCCCATATTACCGTGGTCGAAAAACACATTCTCGCCATAAAAATTTTTGTCCATAATAATCCCTACCTTTCCTTCTATTACTATTATACCACAAAAAGCCCCGCTTGTCAAGGGCTTTTTGAAAAATAATTTAATTGTCTTACGAATTTCTCCAGCTCTCTCCAGCCTTCTCGTTCAGCGCCGCCGCAATCTCTTCAGCGCGACTCTTACTTATCGTCCAAGCGTAAATCCAGCCGGTTGTTGTGTTAGTTAATTTGCGCAGGAAATAGCGATCACAGGTCCCGTTTTGATCGTCGTAATCCCATACAAGCGGAATACCATCTGTCGTATACTTTCCAGCGAATGGAAATTCTCGAACACCATATCCGGCCCAGCAAGCAATCATATAAATTTTCGGAAGCGATGCAAGATATTCTCGTGTTTCGGTCGTGTTTTCAAGAATCTTCTTCATCATTTTCTCCTCCCTGCGCAGTTCGAATTACTTCCAGAATTTTACAACACAATTTCGCCGCGCCAGCTTCTTCCTCGTTTTTAGAGTCAGTATAATAAATCGGGTCTGTTCCCCAATGCTCTCCAATCAGATCTTCAATTTCTTCGAGAACATTTTTGGTTGTTGAAAGACTATTCTCTTTTTCGGCTGCCTTTTCCCGAACGCTTTCGTAAAAACTACACTTAGATCTGTCTCCGTCGCAATTACAAACATCTTTTTCTTTAGTGCCATAACAAACACCAACTTCTTCATCAATATATTCGGGCGCAAGCCTTTCAGTGGCCAATGTGTAAGTTATTTTGTCAATGTTTGATAAATAGCGTCTTTTGGTTTCAAATTGATAACAATCACACCTATTCATTTCTTTCCTCCTTTAATCCACTTTCTATACTCTGGACTATATTCCCACAAAATAAGATCGAGTTTTATACTATTTATTTGTTCTGTCGATTCCGGCATTGTTGTCAGATATTCGAAATGTTTCTTGTCATCAACCAATGTTTTGAAAATTAAATCAAGAGCGAACTGTGCGTCGATTGGAGGATTTCCAATGAAACCGTGCTCTTTACACCATTCCGACGTCTTCTCGCCAAATCCATCGAAAGATATTTCTTTTGTCCAAATCATAATAAAATCCTCCTTTTATTCTTTCGGCAGAAGTTCAGGATTGTCGAATTTATTCCCAACAACTTCACAATTCCAAAACCGACTCCAACTATAATGATTATACTTTTCAGTATCTTCGATAATGTCTACCTGCCAAAAAGAATTATATTTTTGTTCAGGAAATATTTTATTTCCTTTAAATGTGTGAATATGAAGATTAACAACTCCTAAAAATTGTTTTCCTTTTCGTTTTTCAGAATATGGACGATCATAAAACGGTTGAGTTCTAACGATATCTCCTTCGAAGATTTTTATTCCGTTCTTATCTGTTATTCCGGTGAATTCACCTACCGTTTCTTTTAAAACAGTTCTACGGAAAGAACCGTATTTCGGTTCGACAATTTGGTAATCTTCGCCATCAAAAATCAGATATCCATAATACCAATCTCCGTCATTATATTCCGGATTCCCTTTTCCTCTAAACAAAACTTCACGATTCATCGTCTTCTCCAATCAGTTTCACATCAATGTTCAACATTTCTTTCAGATTTTTGATCTGTTCCGGAGTCGGAGGATTCCAGTTCATATAATCGTAAACGTCCATTGCGAATACGCCGCAAAAAGTAATTTTAGCAATTACTTTCGGAACGATGAATTTTTGTCCTTCTACTGCTCTGTTATCTACGAAATAAGATCCATCGACAAAATAAGAACCATTAGTCATTTCAGTGTTTCCTCCGTAATTGCTCGAATGTCGTCGATTAACGATTTCAGCCCATCGACCGTGTTGAAGCCATCATAATCGATACATAAATCGTGAATTATTTGAAGAGAATCAAATTGTGAATGAGTATTAGAAGATGCGATTGTTACATCTGGCGCAATCCAGTTTGCTGTTGTTTGTTGGGTGACCGTACACGGAATTTCGTGTGTGTCAGTGACAAAAGGCGGCTCTTTAAACTCCTTGTGGGCAACATAACCACCGCAACAGGGGCACACAACCGAACCTCCTAACCCAATATCAATCAATTGATATGAGAACTCACATCCGCAGGTCGGGCATTTGGCAATAAAATCCTTTTGACCATCTTTAATAATCTTAATCATTGATCTTTCTCCTCCGTTCAACGTCTTTTTGTGCTTCTTCCCTCGTCAGGAAAACCATAACCCCAAGCTCGTAAAAGTCACTACACTCGTCAATAACATATAGTTTCCCGTTCTTGATTCCCCAGCCGCATATCGGTTCTTCTATTACTTGAGCATCATTACCATACCCGACAGGGTAATATGCGGTTTTGTAATCTTTACCGATAAGATGAAGCCATTCAGATTTATCTGAAAAACACTTGCACACACAAGCTTTAATCTGCATAATATTATAGCCAACCGCGAGACGGTCGCACGCTTCATAATGAATACAGTCTTTGCAAGTCATATTAAAACCTCTCTTTCATTTATAGTCTACAAACCAAAATCTCGACATCTTCATCTTGAAAAACATATTTAATGATTCTGGAAACCTTATCCCATTCCAGTCCGTCTAATCCACACCCGATTATCGGCATTGCGATTTTATGAATATTTTCTGACTGACACAAAACCTTCATTTTGCACAACGCGCCCGTCAGAGTGTTATATGTTGGCTTCTCAAAATATCGTTCTTTCGTAATCAGGTTGAAAACTCGACCCTCAAGAATGCAGTCAAACAATCTTTTCTGTCGATGGAATTGATTAACGTAATCGGGATATTTTGTCTGAAGAATATGTTTCATATCGAAGCGCTTGTTGAATTCTATAACAATTCCTTTCCCCATTCCAAAATCCGCGCTAATACAATGCGCAAGATAATAATCATCGGGGACCGAAAAAAGATCTCGAACTTCTTCTCGATAAATCATTTACAACCTGCTTTCTTTATCAAAACAATCACTGTCGAGCGTAATATACCATTTTGCGCCCATGAAGCGATATCTATCATAGCATAGGTTTTCTGTTCCAATTTCGTTCTCCAAATCGTCAGTAAAAAAATACAACATTGGATATTCATAGTTATTTTCTGGTAAACCGTGTGAATAAGAAAACCCTCTTCTACTCACTTCCTCTATAAAACGATATCGTTTGCGTTCGTTCCCCAAATAAATACAATAATTCCCCGCGCATCTTTCTTTAATATATTGATCTACAAGCCATTTTGTCTTACCGGCTCCGCGAGCATTCGTATAAAAAATCTTTTCCATATATATTACCACCCCACCAAAACTAAATCGTCATTTTCCCAATCGAACACTTTATATACTCGGACCAACTCGAAAATCGCGTACTCATACGACCAGTCGCCCGTGATGCGCTCCCGACTCTCATCCAGATCAATAGGCGAAATTCCGAAGTATTTACCGCTCCAAGAATCAATTTTATCTTGAATCTCGTGTTCTATTGTCAAGTGCTTTCTTTCTTCCTTAGACAATTTGGACGGAATTATTGAATCGTCTTCCGGATTGAGGAGACTTTGGAGCCAATTGATAATCTTCTGTCGATAAAATTCAATAACGGATTTGAAATCATCCTTCGTTAAAAGAGCAAATCCATCATCTGAATACCTTTCTTTCAACTCTTCTGATGTGAACAGTGACGGTCTTTCAGATTCCAGCTTGAATCCGATTTCCGAATACTTCCCGAGTTCGTAAAGTTCTTTACCGACTCTATATGGAGGAAACCATTCATCATCTTCGTCATACCGATATTTATGCCGCTTTGCAAAGTCAATCCAGTCTTTGATTGTTTTACACGCTCGAATTTCCTCTACTTGCTTTTTCGGAACTGCGTATAAATAATGTCTATATCCCATAATTTAATCCCCCAACGTAACTAAAACCTCGTCCGAAATTCGTTACGCGCATAAATTTCTCCGGCGTTTTCGTCAATGAATTTGAATGTACAACATTCTTCAGAAAATATTCGTAAAATATTATCTGGATTTGTTCTGGATAAAACCCATTCCCCAGTTTCAATTTCATAAACATCATAAATGTTTGGCTGTTTGCGATGAACCACAACATAACTGTGTGGGGCCAGAATAACAGTATTATTTTTCATTTTTATCCTCCGTAGCATTGTTCATATAGTCTTTCCACGGATCAACCCCGCGTTTTTGCAACATTCCTTCGAGAATATCAGTATAACAATCCATGTAATGCTCATACTCCCGACGTTCTTTAACATCTGACTCGTTCCATCCGGCATCTTCCATTTGTTCGGCCTGCGAACCGAGGACGTCGTGATAAACAAGGTCGAAGTATTTGTTAAGAAGGTCTTCGTTGGAAAGCGCGGCGTTCTCTTTAATGATTCGGTTAATTTCCGATTTACGAAGTTTTCTCATTATAATCTTCCCCAAAGCTTTTGTCCTCGAAAACAATTCGAATCGCAGAATATTTACTCGCTGTCGAAAGAAAATTCAAAATATCGTCAATACACCCACGAGACATAAGCCAGCTTGTGCTGTCAAACAAATCGTATACTCCGTCCTTTCGATGAACAATCCGATAGTCCGGTAGAATCGGGCTAAATTCTGACGTCACCGTCATTACTTTTTTGCACGCGGTCGACAGGCAGTTTCCATACATATTGGCGTATTCGCAATATTCACCATACTTCTTGCAAGAATAACAATTCGTATTTGATGTCATCTCGTTCTCCTTTTCACCGTACCTTTGAAATGAGATCTCCATAAAATGACTCGACTTCCGCAAATTCTTCATTCGTTAATCCAAATACCTCAAAATATCCCCAATTGCGACAGAGATCAATTCTAATCCCATCCTCGTCGTAAATTGTTTCCATCGGATCCCCAACGATGTTACGGCAATCGAAAATCCCACACGAAGCATCTTCGATGTTGTTCTTGATTACTTCTTTTATTTTTTCTATAGCCTTAGTCATTGTTTTTTCTCCTCTTCGTTCCTATATTTATTAAAAAATAACAACTCACACAATCTTATTGCCATCTCTCGGTAATAATATAACCGATCAAGTCTCCTCATCTCTAACTCATAAGGAAGATAGTTATGACATCCATTAACTATTGCTCTTATTAATAATTCTTTTTGATAATCCAGCATTGGATATCTTTTAGAAAGGTCGTCAACAAAAATTTTGACCATCTTCTCATTAATCGTCGGTTTTTCATCGGCCTCGGTCATATGGCGCAACTTCTCCTTTCACCATACAAATTCAGGATGCTCTTCCATGAACGGTTTGACTACTTCTTCAATTGCACGGTTTGCCGAATCTCTAGAACTAAACCATACATCACTGTGTTTAAAAGCCACCGTAACATCAGCGTAGAATAGATCTTCATTTATGTTATAACCAATATAGTAATGACAATTTACTTTATTCCATACTTGATCATCTTCGCACTCGTTGTCATATGCAAACTTCAGCAGTTTACGATAGAGCAATTGATGAAGCGCAACTTGTTCTGCAAATGCCTTGTCATTAAAGTAATTTGCGGAAGTATACATCTGATTATCAACCGAGCTGTCAGTTTTCATATATGCGTGAACCTCGTTGTTTTTCTCGACAAAGTAGTAGTCTTCAAACCTATTAACCTCCTCAAACGGATTCCTTCTCTTCGTTTTAACTTCAACTCCAAGCACCTTTACTTGTTCATCCGTCAGCTCAACACGCTTGCCGTTGATTACTGCGTAATTATCGCTCATTTCTTTTTCTCCTTTTAAATACATTTTCTACTTCCACTATTATTATAACAGAAAACCCCTCGATTGTCAAGGGGTTTTGAAAAATTTCTTTAAAATATTTTTAGAGATCCCAATCATCGTTCAGTTCCGCTGCTTCTTCTTCGATTTCGTCGGCAAATTCATCGTCCAATGCTTCGAGCTGTTCGAGTTTTTTGTGCTGAATTTCATCCATCTCGATTCCCTGCCACGGCAACCGAACAGCAAACGATCTGTCCTGCGGAGTCCAGAGACTGTAATATGGACAGAGATTTTTTGCTTCTGTTGGTTGATTCGGATTGTTGTTACAAAACGCGCAGTAGAAGCATAGAGGAGACGGATGTGCTGTCCAGTTTTCGTTGAAAATATCGTCCAGTATTTTCCGCATCTTCGTCTCGCACCGCTTTTCCCAACCTTTTGTGCCTGCCTTCCGCATTTCTTCCGCGACCGGAAATTCATATTCACAATCGACTTGAATGTCATCCCCAAACCGCTCCTTTAGCGCTCCGACATAAACCCACATTTGTCGTGGACTTGTCAGCTTCTTGTCATCATATGCTTCCGCGCTCGTTTTTAAATCGTGAATTACGAAGTGTTTTGGGTCATCGCGGTATTGAAGAACACGGTCAATTGAACCTGTAAAAAGAACCTTGTCGAAGTAATATTCGAACGGCATTTCTGCGGCAAAAAGTTTGAGTTCCGGATGTTCTGCAAGATACTCTTCTTGCCGATAAATTCCTCTCTCCAAAAACGCCTGCGCCTTCTCTTCGAATGTTCTTCCGGTCTTGTCGAGAGATTCCCAGTCGTCAGGGAACATCCGTCGGAGAATGTTTACACCGAAAATATCTCCATCCTTGTCTTTCGAACTTTTCTTTGGAATGTTCACATTTTGGAAATAATCTTTCAGCATCGGATAATCGATGGGTTTTCCGACGAGAAGTGTGTTTGTTTGGATTTCATTTATGCGATGAATTAGCGTTCCGTAAGAAATTGCAAGACTCGTTGCTGAAATATAATTCCCTTTCACATATTGAAGATAATATCGGTATGGACAGTTCTCATATACTTCTGTGCGAGAATATGAAAATTTTGGCTGTTGATATGTTTTTTTAGTTTGTATCGCCATCATCAGTCTCCAAACTTTCTTTTAGCGTCCTCTCAACAGCCTCGTCGACCAGCTCTTCTGTGTGTCGAATTGATTCAGATAACATCACTTCAAGCGGATAGGTGGATTTTGAAAGCAGATTTCCAGTTGCTTGAACCAAAAGAACTTCAAGCTTATAAACCACATCTTCATAGTCTTTGAGAAGATTGTTATATTTTCTTCCCGACACAAACGGTAGTTTAGTTTTGCTGTATTCCATAATTATTTTCTCCTTTCTTGCTAATAAAATTATAGTTCTATTCACATTTTAATTTTGACACATTATAATGTTGATACATTCGCTATCGACCTTTTCGTAATTTTTATAGACTTCTATATACATATTCTTTCCGTCGTCACAAAACACTTCATAACGTATTTCGTCGCTAAAAGTTATTTTAAGAAGCACCCTGTTACTCAACGCACAAGTCCAAGAAATTAAAACATCTTTTGAAGTCAGCCGACTCCCGTCGGTAATTTTTCTATGACAGTTGAAATAATATACAACGGCCCCTTTCGCAAGTTCTACAAATTTCTGATTATCCATTTCGTTTGTCTCCTTTTCTGTTAAATAATAATGATTCACACACATTCTTTACATATTGTAGATATAAAAAATTAAGTTTTTGCATCTTTAAAATATAAGAGGAATAGTCGGGGCGTTCATTAATTAGTATATTTATCATCAATTCTTTTTGATAGTCCAACATTGGATAGCTCTTATCAAGCTCATCAACAAATTTTTTAGCTCTTACTTCATCAATCATAGTTTTCTCCAAATCCTTGGGTGTCTTCCATCTTCGCACCGCAATGACAATATGGATATTCTTCAACAACGTGTTTTGGAGAATTAGTAAACATCCATCGCTCACACGCAGAACATTGAAATGCGTGACCCATTATCTCGTGATGACCCTCGTAAATCCATTTTCCATGCCGAACCTCTTCTACATCAGCGGTTGGGGCATTGTCGATACAATCTTCAATCATATCGGCGACCTCGTAATTCATCAGCGTTTCGCCTTTATAGTTGCCTTTTCCCGTGTTCCGATTAACACAATCATAATAATTGAACATTTTATCTTTGAGCACGTCTGCGTCAATGTACTTTGCCATTATTCGTCGTCACCCTCCCTTAACATTCCTGTCTTTGCAAAATAATTCAGTTTTTTGGCGAGTTCACGTGCCTGCGTTCTGTTCAGGTGCATCCGGCTTTCGATTATAGCTTTTTCCGGAATTGGAATGGTACACACGCCATAATCATTCGTTTCGGGGTAGTCCTTTTTCAGGTCAAGCCCCGCTGCTTTGGCGTCCTTGTATGCGATATAAACTCGCGGTCGATGTACTCCAAGCCAAATATGTGCTTCTACGGCACTACTTTTCTGAATACTACAATCGATTCCGTAGTCATCGCTAAAATGTTGCATTTCAAAACCTCTTTCGTTTTTCATCTTGCTTCACCTCCTGATTGATACAAGCGCCACTGTGTGCTTCGGCATTATTCGTCCTCCTGTTCCATGCTTCAATAGCCATCTCGCGGTTCCAACATACTCCGGTAGACGCACAGCATTTATCGCAGGAAACTGTGTATGCCCATTTTCTACCAACAGAATCCTTTGTTCCTTCTGGGTCTAATTTTACACTACCGTTTCCCCCGCAGAATGGACAGGATTTTAACATTTTATCTTCCATCATTTAATCTTCCTTTCAACCGTTACAATAGTATCGTTATGCCACCCACCGTGTGCCACCAATAATATTTCCACTATTTCAAATCCGTGCTTCTTTCCAATCCCACCGCTATTCCATCCGCAAGTAATAGCAACGCCGTTTGGTTTAATTATTCTTGCGATTTGCTCTTTTTGTTTCGACCAATACGACGCCTGTGTTGTTTCCATATTTACACTCATTCCAAACTTTTTGTAACACTCCATTACTTGTCTTGGGCTGAACGGCGGATCATACAACACAACATCTGCGCACTGTGCTGAAAGTATTTTTAGAAAATCTGTCGCATCCATGTGATAGTCTGTTTTATATTGCGGATCGAGATCATTTGTGATCGTACCCCATTCGCAGTTATTTGCGAATGGGTCGACCACCTCATCGAACGGTGTAATATAACGCTCGAGAAGATCTTTAATTGGAGCGATTCCAAATGTATTTTTATTTGGCATTGCCCACGAGCGAGTAATTTTCATCTTGCTTCTTCTCCTTTACCTTACGATTGAATAATATTTTAGCCAATCTTCTTTATTTAGTGAGAGGGTTGGATTACTTAAAATATTCATCTAGTTTAGAAATTATATCCTCGTCATAATTGATTCGAAGAAGATTAATATTGTTGTTTTTACAGTATTCTGTTTTAATATCATCAAGCTCTTTTCTTTTTTGTAGCCCCTCATAGCCGCCAAAGAATTTGATTGGATTACTATGCTGTTCTCCATCATATTCAATACACAAAACTTTAGAGGGTATATAGAAATCAAACGGCAATCGTTTTTTGTTTTTGCAATCTTCAAACTTTTTTTGACAAACATATTCTACACCGATTTCTATTAAATAATCTTCTATTATTTTTTCTCCGTTTGAAAATTTACATTTTGGGCAACCATGTCCTGACAAAATATTATGAGGCGTGGCACTCCATTCATATCCGCATTGTAAGCACAGATGTTTAATCTTAATCCTATTTCCTTTGTACTCTTCTATTGGTTTAATATATGGGTTAATTTCATTTAAATCTTTTATATATTGTTCGTTTGATTTCCTCACTTTACCATAGCACAATCCACATTTATCGTTATCATGTTTTAATACATTTTCCGGGGTTGCAAACCATATATTTCCACATTTTTTACAAAAATGTTTTATTTTTTTATGAATCCCGCAAAATTCTTCAAGAGGAACAATAAACGGTTTCTTTTCTGCGACTCTTTGTGCGTATTCTTGTGAGGTCATGCTTAATTTTGATTTGGCGGCCTTTTTTCTACCACATATCGGACATAAATATCCTTTTAATATGTTGCTCGGTCTACACTCCCACTTGAAACCACATAATTTACATTGGTGTGTAGTTTTTGTCTTGGAATTTTTATAATCTCCAATTAAAATAACCGGCAGTTGCTTGTCGTTTATATTTTTAATATATTCTTCTCTTGTTTTTCTTTTTGTACTTTTTCTATCCAATTACATCTCTACCCTCTATATTATAATATTTTAACCAATCTTCTTGGCTTGAAGAATCTTTCTGCCAAACACCATCAACAAGTTTAGCCTTTGGTCTTTTCTCTATCGTCAAACGCAAAACATCCCCGACTACAAGAGGTTTCGTCTGGAAATCCCTTTTAGAAACTTTAACCGTTTTCGTTTCGCCATTCCACATTCCATAAATTACAAGTTTTGGAGAATATTTTGAATCTATCGATAAAATCAACCATTGCCCTTGACGACTCGGATCTATAGCGGCGCAGTAGCCCAAATACTGTTGCTCCCATTCCAACCGCATCATCATCGTAATCGGACGCTCTCCAACCAATTCTGCGAGTTCACGGAGCATTCCGTCACTATCTGTGATTTTATACTGTGTCTTTGGCTTGACGGTATATTTTGCGATAACTTCCTGAACGGGCGTTGGAAGAGACAAAACGTCGGATTCTTTGAGTGTCTTACGAGTTCCGAATTTGTTATAGAGTTCAACGATGTTCAAAAGTTTTCCGATAGAGCCAAATTGTGAGAAATAATTGAGTTTAATCAGAATTTCGAGCTGTCGGCTATCTCCCGGGAAGACTCGCAGAAGGTCGATAAATGAGTCGAACTTTTGAGTGTGAGCAAGATCATAAAGTTTATTTGCAACATCCGCAGACATATATTTGATTGAAGCAATACCTTTGTAGATAGCTCCATTTTCTTTATCAGGGAAATAAACGTCCTTTGCGTGACCAAATTTCGGCGGCAATATTTTAATTCCCTTCGACGTCGCAAGATCGGTTCCCATCCGAATATCTTCTTCATTAGAAGCGTTGTTGAGATATGCGGCAATAAATTCATATGGATGATAATATCGCAACATCGCACACATATAACCCACCATACTATACCCAGTGGAATGATTGAAACCAAACATATAGGATGATGCGTCTTCAATAATTTGCAAGAATTTTTTTGCCTCTTCTTCAGCAACCTCCCTTGGTTTATCCGACTTGGAACAATACCCCTCGAGAATACTCGGCATTGCCGCATCAAGTCTGTCTTTCTGTTTACGTCCAATCGCGCGACGAATATTGTCTGCCTCGCTTCCAGAAAGACCACAAATTTGTTGCAAAAACGCAATTACCTGTTCCTGATAAACAAGATGTCCATACGTATCGGCAAGCAAATCATCAATGATTTTTGATGGATTGTGATTGAACTCTCTGGCCAAAAGTCTATCTCTATACGATGCCCCACTTGGGCGAAGCGATGCGTTTACTTTTGACATATCGTTTATTTCGCGTGGCCGAAACGCTTTTAACATTTTAAAGGCGTAATCGCCTTCAAACTGAAAGACTCCGGCAGGAGAAGTAATCATGTCGTCCCATACCGCATCATCTTTCCAGTTGATTGTATACGACTTTGGATACGGAATGTTTGCTAATGTACAAGTATCTCTAATAACCTCTATGTTTTTTAACGCAAGAAGGTCGTATTTGTTTAGGTTCACTTCGTGGCAATTCTCCATATCGATTTGAAGAATTCGCTTTCCATCTGAAGACCAAAACATACCGTAATTGTCTTGCAGTGTAATTGGACTAACAATAATTCCAGCGGGATGAACCGATTGAGAAATTGCCGTATTCAATAAGCCGTCGAAATAATAAAACAGGTCTGGATGCTTCTTTTTAGCCACTTCTGGATCATTTTCGTATTCCACTTTAATTTCCGCAATACGATCCAGTGAGTACGGGTTATTTTCTTTATCCTGATGCGTATTGTCCCACTTAGTCGCAAGAGCGCGACCAATTTCGTCGATAGTGCCTTTATCAGAAATTGTGCCAATCGCAAGAATATACCCTGTGTAATCTGCGCCGTATGTGTCGATGATGTGTTTGTAGACAAGATCTCTCTGGTCGGGAGCAATATCTATGTCAATATCGCCCAGCTCAGTGCGACTTTCATTTGCAAAACGAGAAAACACCGTGTGCCAAACAACCGGATCGACATCAATGATGTCAATTAGATATGCGATTTCTGATCCTCCGACACTACCTCGGCACGGACCAATCGGAATACCATTTTCCCAACACCAAGTAACGAGGTCGGACATAAAGAGCATAAATCCCATCATACCGATTTTCTTAAATACACGAAGTTCTTCACGAACGCTATCGATATATTGTCTGGACGGCTTAATCACTCCACGGCGAACCTTATCGTTATATCTCTCATTGCACCGGCGCTTTAATTCCGCCTCGTCATCGTCGTAGCACTTCGCATATTTAAAACTTTTATCAAGATCGAATTCCGATACGGAGTCAGCCATAATATTGGTATTTTCAATCGCTTTTAAATACACATCTTCTGGAAGAACTCCCTGTTGCCTAAACATCTCGCACAGTTCATCATATGTTTTATATGTCAAATCAAACTCGTCTTCATTTGAAAACTCGATTTTTTTAGCCACCTGAAGAATTGATCGACATTCTGCCTTATATGGGCTAATACTATGTGTGTCGGTTCCGGCAATTAGTGGCTTATTATATTTTTTCGACATTTGATACAGCCACAGATTGTATTCCTTCTGTTCTTCGCTGTTAATATGCGGCTGTATTTCCAAATAGTCATAAAGCGGAATTAGCGATTCGTCTCGCAACTTATTTAGCGGAGAAGCGAGGCAGGCGCTAATTTTAATAACATGCGAAGAAATTTTCTTAAACTCGTCAAAAGAAATGCGACGCTTGTAATAGAGATGGTCTTCTTCACTTGAAATGCTAAAGAGAGAGTTTATCTCCTTAACACCATCGTAGTCTTTTGCAATCAAAATAGTATGATAGTTGTCCCTTACCTTTGGTTCAAGTTGTTGTGTTAAATAAATTTCAATTCCATGGATATATTTTATGCCGTTTTTCTCACAATATTCTTTCTTTTCGATCCACTGATAGCAATTTCCGTGCTCTGTAAAGCAAATTGCCGATTGCCCAAGTTCCTTTGCCTTGTCAACATATAGTTGGTATTTTGTACAGGAATCCAAAAGACTCAATTCACTATGAAGATGGTAACAGGTATAATTATCTTTCATTATTTGGAACCTCTATTCCGTATTGTTCAAATAAATGTCTCTGCGGGGCAAACTCTGCCCCAAAATATTTTAACTCGCCTTCAAGTCGTGCTTTAACTGCATCTTCAATATTATCAAAATAACCGAGATTTATCTCTTTTCCATCAGCCATAATTCTTGCGCGCCACGGTTTCCCATTCCTGCGAGATTTATTTACTCCTATAAACCCAGTCTTATTACTTGTTCTAATAGCACTATTCCTTACATTATCCTTTTGAGATGCTTTTCTTAAATTACATCTTCTATTATTAAGTTCATTATGATCGATATGATCGCAGTGTTTAAATCCTAAAAATATATGCATTTTTTGAACACGATGGTTAATATTGGCCATCAATGTCTTAAAGTTTGGTGAATGCTTCGCAGGATGATGTTCATACCAAGCAAAGTCTTTTACTTTATCAAAGTCTTCCACATCAACATAGAACGGTTGATTTGTATTCGAAGTATACCCTATACGATAACTCCCATTTTCATCTGAATAGATATTTTGATCCCAGACGCTTTTCTTTCTATTATTCCATCCCTGTTGCTGTATCCTCTCTATACCAAAACATCCGCAAGACGGAGTAGGACTATAACGAAAATACGCAACGGTTTTGGTAACGGTGTTTCCGCAGGAGCAAACGCACGTCCAACGACGTTTTGGAGAATCTTTATCCAATGAAACAATTGTCAGGCGACCAATCGTTTTTCCTGTCAAATCTTCATAATAGTCTATGTCGCGAATTTTCGGACCCTTACTCATATTCCCTCCAACTCCTCTCTCATCACCTTATCAAATCTCTCTTTTCCCAAATCGGTCGGACTGTTTTTCCCGCTCCCATCAACAACAGAGCTCTTCGTCCAATTCCACCAACGAATCGGCAGGTCCCTTAATACACAATACTGACGCAATGTTTCCACATTTTTCATCGTGTGTTCCTTTTCCAGTCCTTCATCCAGCAAAAACACAACGGAAGTCGGAGAGAGTGTCATAATCAGACGAGCCTGCTCCTCTGACAAATTGCTTGACCCAAGGGCAACTGCGTTTCGATATCCCATTGTCGCCAACTGCTGGACGGCTTTCTCGCTCTCAACAACACAAATCTCGTTTCCAAACAGTCCGCTATAATTCTCCGTGATACCATAAAGAGAATTGCTGACCGCACCCTTATAAACATACCAATATTTCTGTTGCCCATCCTCCAGCGGGTGATTGACGCGAGCTTTTACTGCGATAATCTCCCCTCCGACGGGCGACCTCCAAGGAAACACAATTAGATCTTCTATCGGGTCAAATCTAACCCCAAATTCGTGCTGAACCGCAAGTGAAATGTTGTCATCGAGCCAGCGTCGATTTCCCTTGTCGACATATTGGTCCATAATCGATTCGGGATATGTCGCAATCTCAACCTGTCTGTCCTCTCCAATTCGGTCATAAAATCCTCCGAACAACACATCGCGCTTTGGAGGCTCCCAATCATCTCCAAGTCCGAGAATACTCTTAATCTCCGACAAGACTTCGATAAACTTTACCGAACGACTTTTCATTATATACGCGATAATGTCGCCGTTCTCATTTGTTACGAAATCTTTAACATAAATCGAAGGATTATCTTCGAGTCGAATCGAGATGTTCTGACCGCCCTCTTCGTTACGAGCAAACCGAATCTCGGTTCGTTTGAGGTGGATATGACAGAACTCAAACCTTTCGAGCAATTCCACGATGTGCTCTGGGTTCTCTATTAACATTTGCTTAATATCTGTGAGCATCGTGGTTTCCTTTCTTGGTTAGTAATCTTCGTGAATAAACTTAATTGGTTTCCCTATGGTTGGGATTGTAAGAATTTGATAGCCGTCTGCGCTCTTGAAATCTGCCAACAAATCTTCAAGCCTAATACTCTCGCTCTGTTCTTTAACCATTTTCAACATTTCGTTGATATAATCTTGTTCTTTCATAACGCCTCATTGTTAATTCACTTCACAAACCATTTTGTTATATCTTGGCATTTATATAGTTCACTTGAATTAACGAGAAATTTTATTTCCTGACCATAAATTGGCGGACGAATTAGCTCTATTGGAATGTTGAGCATTACCGATTCTCCCCATCCAATCATCTTTTCTGCTTTTTCAATCGGTACGACTATTTCCTTGCTTACTTCATCTTCCATAGTAAGAATCGCACTCCATGTCTATAGTTATTGTAGTTTTGCGTTTATCATTTAATGATTTTGGTGTGTGGCATAATAGGAGTTTCAGTTCGCCATTGAATTCAGAACATTCCCACACGACTTTGCCGTCTTTTTCGGCTTTAATGCTTTTAATATCATTGTACTCTAAACAAGCAACATATTGACGACATTCATCTTCCGTCATTCCGCCCAATTTGTGGATTATTTTTTCTTTAATCTTTTTTAGCATAATTACTCCTCGTTAATAAAAGTAGCTTTTTATCACCACACGAATTCTGGGTGCTCTTTAACAAATGGCATAACGACCTCGTTTAACGCCGCTGTCGCCCTCGTCGGTGTTTTGAAATATACCGTACCCGGTTCCTTTTCGTTACGTGTCCAACGAATATCGTAATCCTTCCGCGTAAAATTATATATAATGTAGGCGTGCATCTTAGTTTCATCCCACTCTTCGTCTTCAAACTCATTGTCATATGCATACTTCAACAATTTACGATAGAGCAGCTGATGTAGGGCGACCTGCTTGACAAATGCTTTGTCGTTGAAATAATTTGCGGCGTTCCCTAACTGTTTCCATACATCAGAATATTCCTCGCTCCCAACGCCAACACTGCCAAAAGCGTCTATATAGAAATATTCTCCGCAAGGATTGCTTGTTCTGTCAAACGGATTATTCCTCGTTGCAATTCCCAACATTTTCAACTGTTCGTCCGTCAACTGAACTTCCTTACCGTCGATTGTTAACTTGATTTCTTTCATTTTCTAATTCTCCTCCGTAAATAAAATCGGGATTTTGTTTCTATAGATATTATAACACAAAACCTCTTGTTTGTCAAGAGGTTTTGAAAAATTTAATTTATAAAATTATGTTTTTAACTACTCAGAACGACACTCGTACAACTAGTCCACGATGCTCGTCCCAATAGTCCGATATTGCCTTCTCCAAATCGTTCATATTCTCCTTGATGATTCGGACCTTGTGAATAATTGCGTCGTGTTCCATTTCGTCTACGGCGTCATCAAAATTGTTGCGTATATAATTGAAAGCATTTTCGTTTTTGGTGGTTTTGCATTTCATGTAACGAGATTCGAGCCTATTTAACCACATACCGCATAATTCCTTTGAAGGAAACACTTCAACAATGTCTGGAAAAATGTCTTGTTTCTCTGCTAAATATTCTCGCACATTCTTGTGAGACGAAACGAAGACGTTATAGCCTTGCAAATCGAGATCAATAGCGAGATTGCAATATTCTTTCACCCAATTATCGTCTTTAACGAAGTTACTACTTTCAAGGTCGATATAACCAGTTGTGTTGGTATCGCCCTCATATGCACGAGTTACACTACTTTTACCAATCCCGGGAAATCCAATAATAATCATTTTATTTCTCCTTACTCATTTTTTATCTTGAGTTTGTATCTTGCCCGATTCGCTTATGAACGGGCCTTACCTTACAAGTTTCGCCCCACTTACAAAAATCGCCCCGATATTTATACAAGAATGCCACTCCATTGTCTCCGGCGTCCGCTCCATATCGGTTCTTATCAACCGATAAAACGCGATAAACTTCTCTGCGCTCTTTTTCATCCAGATCATATGGTTCATCTTTCCAAGATCCGTCTGGTTGCTGTTTTGATCTAAATGGTCTGAAATCATATGGGCCGCCCGCCTCGAGCTCTTCTGCCTCGCATTTTCTAAGGAAAAATAGCAAACTGACAACCTCTTTTATAGCTTTCGAACCGGAGAGTGCCGATGCGTTGAGGAACAGATTACCAATACTGTTCGCAACAAGCTGAATGGTGTAAAGACCGATAAGATTGTATTTTTTTGCGAGAGAATCCATATCTCGAGAATCTTTAATCAAATCAATCCAGAACGCAGAGTTTCCGCCATCTTCGAGCGTCATCTTGAAAGTGTCCACGACATAAAAATCAATTCCATTACGAAGAGCCTCTTTTTTAATAATATCATGCGTCAAAGAGGAGTCAGCGTCGCTCATTGTGACAATCTTTAAGTTTTTTCCTGGTCCGTTATCCCACCACTTTGAGGCAGCCCGAACTTCGTCTTTGTCCTCCTCAGTTAAATCGTTATTGCGAAGCTTTTTCTTTGTGATTTTCCAATAATTTCTATATTGAACCAAAATAATCATCATCATAATTATCTTTAGTTCTCTTTCTGACATTTCGTTGCTGATAAAAACTCCGCGAAGTCCTTTTTGAAGGAGAGTAAAGACAATGTTCATCATAAGGTTTGTCTTACCGCATCCGGAGTGAGAAGCGAGTGCGCTTGTCGTTCCTCGATGAAGTCCAGATGTCTGTCTTGACAAAAACGGAAACATTGGTATTTCTTTTCCTTCAAAATTCATTCCAGCATCGCTAAGAGATACCCCATCATCTCCATCTTCTTTCAAACTTTCAAGAAACTCATCCCCAAACAAAGCAGCTCCGTCGCTAATAATCTTCATCGAAGAAGCGCTATTGTTAATTGAAATATTGGCAATCCTCTCTTCATACCATTCAGTAACGTTGTTGGCACTAAACTTCTCAAACAGTTTCAGCGGTTTAATCTTCTTCCCATTGTCAAGGGTTACTTCTTCGAGAAGATTAAACCCATTCTTGTAAAGTTTCAAAATAATGTTGCTTTTGTTGAACTCGTCAAGAATCGCATCCCAGTTCTTCAAATCAACGGTAGAAGCAAGTTTCTGAATTGTTTTCCAACCACCGATACTCTGCAGACGATCAAGAACCTCTTCCGGACAATTGGAAAGAACTGTAACTTCATCAATTACATTAAAGCGCTTTTCACGAAGATATTTAACAACTCCAAAAAGAAGTCGTCCGTGACGAGACAGAAATGTCTCCGAAGAAACTGTGGATTTTATATCGTCATACATCGTAATGTCTGCGTAAAGACACGCAATCAAATTTCCTTCAATTGTCAGCCTATTTTCAAGAAGCTCTTCCGGGTATTGCTCCGTTACCCCTGTTACAAACTGTTCCATCTGACACATATTTACGCTTCATCCTCCAATTCTGCCAATGACTTTCTTCGTTTACTGTTCGGAATTACCGCCGTATTTTCTTTCACCTGTGATTCAGACTCCTTCAGCGGCAAACTCATATACTCATTCGACCGATACTGCGCCACATTGCTTTTAACAATTGCGCTCAAATATTTGATCATACCAAAGTCGCTCTCAAAATGCTTTTTCTTCAACGTCTCCGCAAGCGAGCGTTTGTTCTCTGTCAAATACCATTTGACTTTATTGCCATTTCCATCGACGACTTCTTTCCAAGTTAAATATTCCTTCCAAACGATGGTTCGCCCGGTGAACTTTCCTCCACAAATATCAAGCACAACATCGTAAATCGGGGTGAACTCCTTTTCGTCAATTTTGTTGGACTTTGCCGAGTTTTTGTCCTGCCAACGGAGATAATGCTGTTCGTTCAAAAAGTAAACTTTGCGAGTTCCGCCGAGAATAATCTTATACGCACAAGACTGCTCGATTTTATTTCGGCAACCGCAAAAACACTCAACCATCATTCGCTTGTTTCCTCCTCTATCAACGGTCTATCATATTTGTCCAGCTTTTCCACGATCAAATCTCTCAGCAAGAAATCTCGGCAGAAATACGCAGAAGCGAACGGGCTGCCCTCAAGGGGCGTCTTCATACTTTTTGGAGTATGAAATCCGATACGTTGGTCGAAACTCAAGAGTTGAATTCCATTTTTGAAAACATCAAATCGAGACTTCCCCTGCAAACTATTCAATGGAAGGAGAATTGCAAACGGTTTTCCGAGTTCGTCAAGTCGGCGAATAACCTCGTCTTTTTTCGAAAACGGCGGATTACTAATAATAATATCATACGGCTCGTCTGGCTCATATTGAAAGAAGTCTTTTCCATCAGACAACGAGCTTCGAATAACGTTAAACCCCTCTTCTTTGAACATTCTGACATACGCGCTCCATTCCTCATCAAACGGGCACCAAATGGTTTTATATCCACTATTCTTCAAGTGTTTAACAAGAGGCGCAACCGCATAAAACGGGGTATACATCTCATCCCCAGAAGCGGTTGTGTCGGAAGTTAAATAACCAACATTCAGCATAAATCAACTCTCCTTTCGATTTCTACTATTATTATACCACAAAACCCTCCTGTTGTCAAGAGGGTTTTGAAAAGTTTTTTAGATTTTTGAAATGCGAATTTTATTCATTTAATCCAGAATCGCAAGAATCTTATTCAGCGTTTCAACAGTCGCATCCACCAGCTTGACCTTCTCCGGGTCGGCTGCTTCGGTAATCAGAATCTCTCTTGCCTTCTTCTTTACTTCTGCACTTGCTGTGCGAAGTTTTCCCTGAATTTCTGCACGAAGATCTTCGATGGTCGGAGCGGAATCTTCATCCTCCATATCGAGATCAACATCGGAGGTATCTGGATCGAGATCGTCGATATCGGAGGTGTTAGCCGTCGTGTCAAGATCCTCATCTTCGGAGACCGGCTTCGGAGTTTCGGTACGATATACGGGAGGCGCTTTCTTTGTCGTTACCGGATGTGCGGAAGAGAAATTTGTCTTACTTCCCTCAATTCCATCTTCAACAATCTTAATGAAATCTTTTGCCATATTCGGTTTATCAAACACCATATATTCGGGCACGGATCCATCCGCAAAACGACCACCGGCATCAATTGTGTCTGTGCCACGGAAGTAAAGTTTACGAACCATTTCGGTTACATACTTCTTTTTCTTATCTCCCTCTCCGCGCTCTTCTGTATTTCTATCAATAATTCCGGTCAGACACACATCCAAGCAGTCTCCAAAAGCGCCCTCATAATCGGCGCCAAGATTGGACGTAAGTTGCATATATCCATCTTCGTCAAGGGAGCCCTTATCCTTAATTGTCTTCAATTTTGTATGAGCAATAACCCAGACGCCAAAACCAGCCTTATTCAGTTCTGAGATTGCGGGTTTAATCAGGTTGTTCGCAGAATACTTCTCTCCGGCACTATATCCTCCCCAACTGGCCTTAATCGAACGAGTTTGTTTCGATGGATTTTCACGGTTATAGAGCTTGACAGTCTTTGCATCTGCCAACCGAACAAGCTCGTCGCCCGTATCGAACGCCACGATCTTAATATGGTGTTCTTTTCCGTTTTCGGAAATCAGCCAATTCTTGAGCTCGATCACATCATCCCAAGTTTCAACCTGTGTTACGTTGAGTCCGTCAAGCATCTTATAACCACATTCTGCCCCAACTCCAACAAGAAGGCCATACGAAGGATCTCCATACTTTTCCAGAATGACGTCTCTGAAAAGGGTTGTCTTCCCGAATTTCTTCGTGGAGCGCAAATAAATCGTAAGATTTGAAATATCTGCCGTAATTTTTGTTACTGTTGGTTTTACAAATGCCATAATTATTTATCTCCTTTTAATTATTATTTATTTTTTTGTTAGAAAATACTTCGTTTGGATCGTAATCTTCTAATTTTCTCCAAAAATACCCGCCAGCAGTTGTATGTTTGTTATTACAACATCTGCCAATATTTTGATGAAGAATCCCGGTCTGTCTTTCTGCCTCACGAGAATTAAAATATGTTGCGATACATTTTCCATCTTGATCGATTTGCACAACTGGAACAAACCTATTATTTTTATATTTTGGACTATGTTCCGGATCGTATTCCTCTTTATATACCCATAAATATCCACCGGAACTGCCCTTTGTTGAAATCGCTCCAACAATATGTGACGCTGTGGTCTTATTAACCCGGGAGGCCTCTCCTATACTTATATATTCGGCAATAAAGTTCCCATCAAAATCTAATTGAACAACGGATCTTTTAAGAGGACTTGATTCTAAAATTTTCCTTTTATGTTCTTCTGTTAAATGTGTACCGAAGAATTTATTATTTTCTCCGCTTAACTTTTCGCTTAAAATTCGTTTGGTTTCTTCCGAATGATGTCTGCCATAAAAGGGAGCATTTTTACCAGAAAACCTTTGGCTATATTCTTTTCTTTTTTCCTCTGTCCAATACTTCTTTAAAGACCCTCTTAATTTCTCTTTAGATTCTTCAGACATTTTTCTTCCGAGATTCATATCTCGCAAATGTTGTCTGTATTCTTCATTTTTAAATCTTTCTTTTGCCGCTTCGCTTAATCTTTTTCTTTTTTCTTCTGATATATTTTTATTTGCTTCTGAGATTTTGGCGCGAGTTTCAAGGGATGCATGTTTTCCATAATTTGGATTGTTTTCTCCGGCCAATTTATGGTTTCCATAATTTGAATTCTTTTCCCCTGTTCTTGTCTTGGCAAACTCTGAAAATTTTTGCCTGAATTCTTCATTCTTCCAAAGCTTTTTAGACCTTTCTCTTTGATCTTCTCTTACCTTTTCAGAATGATGCCACCCATTCGTAGAACCTCCACCATAAACCAAATTATACCAGCCGTCATCCTCTACGACATTTAAAAAAACACTTAAATCAGATTCGACCTTGTTTAATTCTTCTTGAGAATAACAGAAACAAACAATTGTCTTATAGAAATTTTTTCTTCCATATTTTTTGATAGCTTTACGAATTTGTGTTCCACTTCCAAGATAATCTTTCCAATTTCTATAACTGTTCATTGTTTTTTGCCCAAGATATCTTTTACCATTAACTAAATTCGTAGTTATATATACAAAACCATATGGATTTTCTATTATTACTTCTTTTTCTTCCATATTTTAATCTGTGTGAGCAAACGGATCCTTATCCATTTACCAACAATCCATCTGCTCACACATCCTTATTACTTAAAGATCCCCAAACAGGTCGAAGTCTTCATCGTCAGTCTTCTTTTCTGTCGAAAGGCCGCTACTTGTGTCATCAGCCTCGTCTGCACCATCGTGTCTCGGAGGAAGCAGGTCCTCTGCTTCATATGCCGTTCCCTGAACATTTCTCGTTCCTCTGAAACGAAGCTCCGTTACGCGGTTTCCATACACCGTTCCACCAGCCGCACGGACTTCCTCTTCGAGCGTCGTAAATCCGAAGTCGATATTTTCTCTTGCGTCCTCAGAAAGGTCCTCATATCTTATCGGAACCATTTCAGTCCCATTGATAACGTCCAGTGTCGCATCGAGTTTCGCAAAAGTGCATTCGTCAGGGAAATTAGAAAATCTACGACGAACAGAATCGAAGCACTGCTTATCTCTTACAACAAACTGAATCGGGCAGGTCGCCTGACCCTTGCAAGAATCCTTGCGATAATTTGCGTCATAATATCTGTGATAGCAGTTTACGCGCAGAATATCGCCGTCTTCCTCGACTGCTCCCGGACCATAAATCAGATCGATAGAGAGCTTCATCATATCGGGCTCGTCATCGTTAGCGAACCAAACGCGAGAAGGAACGAAGGTCTGATAGAAAATTCCGGTCGACTCACCATACTGAATGTCCATAGTTCCCTTAATATGAACTCTGCGGCTGATGAAATTCGGATTGTCCATCAGTTTACGAAGCGCGGTCATAAAATCACCCTCGAAAAGATATTCGTGATCGTTCGAGGCGGTCTTCTCTTCTCCGGGCTTATTCAGGTTAATCCCGAACTTACGGAAATGCGCGACCTTGGAAAGAATTTCCGGATTTGCTCTGTCTGCAAAATTTACTTCGATCTGCTGACTCTTCGCTCCGCCTTCTGCCTTCGACTGCGTATAAATTTTCATTTTGCCAACATCAACAGAACCATCCGCCTTGCTCCAGAATCCGGCACGAATCTGCATAATGTGAGAGTTGTTGCCATTAACCGCGTTGAACTTGAAGGTCTGATTGGTCCAACCAGAATCATACCGCTTTTCGTCAAACGCCTTAAACTTTTCGGTCTCCTTTTCGATTTTCTTCAGCTTTCCTACGAAATCAAATGTTGCTGCCATTTTGTTTTTCTCCATTTCGTTTAATAAAAATATTTTCGTTTATTCGTGGTCTTTACTTGCCACGATTATATTATAACATACTTTTCCCTTTTTGTCAAGGGGGTTTTCAAAAATTTTTACTCAAAATCTTTGAACTTGATTTTGCAAATCAATCTCTTGCCAACTCTGTCTCGAAGTTCAATCTTCGGTCTTCCGACCAAACCTTCAATCAGCGCACCATTTTTTGCAATCAAACTCTTGCGGTTGTGAAGCACATAATCTACTCCTTCCGCAATTGTTCCCTCCAGAACGATTGGAACAACATCAATTCCAAAATACTGTGCGACATCTTCGACCGACGAGCGGGGCTGATAATTACCCGCAATCATCGCATCGAAAATGATAAAATCGACATCGTTGCGATAACCGCCGCCATTCTGAATCTTCGGACCATATCCCTCTCCAAAAAGGATAACTTCGGTTTCACCAAACTTCTGTTCGAACAGCTGTGCGTTTGCTTCGCCGCCAAAAAGCTCGTTCAGTCGGTTAATGAGCGGAACGGGCATTTGTGCCTTGTCGGTGCGACCACCGAATGTTACGGTGTGTCCATCCCATCCTACACGAATATTACTATTGTGAACAAGCCCTCCTGTTGTAAAAAAGTTATGGGTTTCCGTTTGGATGTCCCATCTTTCATATTTTTTACTTTCTTTTTCTATAGAAATAATATCCTGTTCAACAATCATTTTGTGATATGATTTTTCAATATCGTGCGGAATAAAACTCGGTGAATCTCTATATCTTTCTGGTAACTTGTATTTTTTACAAGCACAAATATAAGGAGCAACTAAAAGAAACATCTTTTCTGCATTTTCTGAATTTAAACAAATTGTATTTCCTTTTCGGTCTTGAACGCTCCCATATATGTCAAATTTTTCAAGTTCTCGAAGCAAGATTTCACAAGATTTTTCATTAAAGCCGTTGGTTGCAAAATGGACCCGGTCTTCTTGCCCTTCCCAATGAACAAGCGATCCGTCATCCATATACCAAAACGCAATCGAAATTGGGGTTAACTTTAGATCTTCCGGAACTTCTTTATGGCCGCATGAAACCCATTTATTAAATTTTTCATAAATTGCCACCGTATTTTTGGTGCGACCAACATGAATTTCTGTTCCATATCCAGAAATTCTATCTGCTGATTTTTTAGCCAAATCTCCAAGCGCCGTAATACACCAATTTGTATATTCTTCTTCTTTTTGTCCCCATTCAATTCTTCCAGTATTTAACCCTTCATTTTCTCGATATGTATAAGAACCATCACCAAGCATTTTACCAATCAAAACCTGTTCTTGAATTGGGGTCAAATTTTCTAAATCTGATCTTACACTAATTAAAATATCATTGTTTTGTAATTTATAAGCTTCTACATATCCTCTATTTTTCGTCCAAATTTTATGATCGTGTGTACATCGAATTGTACCAAAGCTATTTCCAGAACCCATATTTTTTCTAGTTGTAGTTATTTTAATCCATTCGCCGTCTTCTGGCTTTCGTTGAGAAGCAAGAACTGGAACAATCTTCCACTCATTAGTATTGATATCATATCCAATAACTAGTTCTCCCTCTTTGATTTGAGAAATCGGCTTACTTTTCCCATCAGCCATAACGACTCTTGTTTTGCCACACAAACAGCCGTCAACCTTCTCCGTAAAAGTCCACGGGAGGTCCTTACAAAACTCCAACGTCGGATTATTGAACTCTCCGACAACGAGTTTCTTCGTCTTTTCGTCTCGGCGATAAACCGTCTCAATCTTGTTATACTCAATCATCGACATTTTCAGCATCCTCTTTGTTATCTTCAAGTTGCTTTGTCAGCTCTTCCGCCGACCGTTCCTTTTCTCTTTCAGCGAGAACCTCATTGGCAACACTCGAATCTACAAAATCCTCTGTGCTGTCCGGGATCTCCCACGGGGACACGAACTCCCCTTCGTCATTCTTAACAAGCAGGTCTGCAAACAGGTCAAATTCCCATCTCGGAATCCGAACCTTTTCTCCGTCCATCTCGCGATATCTTTCATCTTCCGCAAGGCAAACAAGCGAGCTTGCGTTTTCCTCACGATCAAGGTGGAATACATCATCCTTGTGCTCTTCGACCCACTGCCAATACTCCTCTCGGAAATCCTCCCGCTTTCTCTGCGAAATCTCCTCGTAATTCAGCTTGACCTCGATTCCGTTCGGGAACTTATCAGGATTATCGTAATGCGCGACATTATTCGCTGCCATCTTACGAATATCTCCATCTCTGACATCTCCGTGACGAAGTCTCTGAACCATCAGAAACTGCTCGAACTCATCTTTGGTCAACGGGCGCTTCGCCTTTCGATTTAACGTCTGGAGCATATTTCTTCTCTGCTTTCGATTTGGATTGAACCCTGTGTTCTTGTTTTCAGGTAAAATTGCCTTCAATTTTTCCAACTCCTTTATAATAATATGATTTTGGCAGTCCTCTGCCTCGAGTATAGTATACCACAAAAGGCCGTTTTTGTCAAGAGGTTTTGAGAATAAAAACCCACTTTTATTTATTTTGTCAAAACGCACAAAAAAAGAGGGGTATAATCCCCTCTTTTTAGTTATGTTTTGTCCTGATTTTCCGCATCTTCGACCGTTTTTACAAGATCCGGAAAACGTTCTTTCAGTCTTTCCTGCAGGAATTTCAGATCTCCATAAAATCCTTCCTGCCGTGCTTCTCGCTTATCATCATCTGATTGGATGTCATATAGTGCTGACTTCATCTCGACGGCAGCTTCTGCATATCTTCCCATCCACATCAGTGCGTCCGCCTTAATCTGACCGACCTTCCAGTTTCTCCACATATAGTCCAGATTTCTCCAGTCCTGAACCTTGACAGACTTTTCGTCCATCTCCTTCAAAACCTCGAAACATTCCGCAGGACGGTTGGAGTATGCGAGCTTCTGCGCCAGTCGAACATATGCGTCGCGGTATGTCGGGTGCAACTTGATTGATTCTCGATAACAGAATTCGCACTCATCGTTCGCGCCAATTTTGTCATAACTTTCTCCAAGTAGAACATACAACGCCGGTTCCATCAGCATATCATCATTCCCCGTTGACTTGATTCGAGCAAGCAGATACGAACCCCACTGAATTGCCTTCTCCCACATTCCACGAAAAGTATATTCGCGAGCGAGATAATACAATCCATACATATCATCCGGAGACTCCTGCGCACGAAGCTCAAGAAGTCCAAGATAACTTCCGCGACTCTTCGTCTGATCCGGGTAATGCCACAGCCAGATTGTCTTGTCAGTCATTCTCGCGCTATCCGGGAACATTGCGTTATACTCATCGGTATATGTTAATGTTTCGTGAACAGGATATTTCCATTCAACTCCGAATTTCGGGTGACGGTGACATTTGTTATACCAAAAATACCGCTTCGCGTCTCCCGTTACTTCATCACTGCTCCAAGCGTAATAGTAATAAATCTGACCTGCTGTCGGATTCTCTTCTGCAACTCGACGAAGTTCCGTTCCCCAACCGGGTTTCAGAATCTCGTCCAAGTCCGTGCAAATACAAATATCAGCATCATCAGAAATCAGCTTCATACTGTCATTTCGAGGAATGTCAAATCTCCAAGGAGAATATCTCTTTTGATCGAGAATCAGCTTATCAGTCGGCATTCCAAACTTGCGGGCAGAATCATATAGCAGTTCCTTCCAACCATCTTTTGACCCGGTGTCAAGAACGCAGATTTCGTCTGCTCCATCACCATTGTCCCACATTGATTCAATCCAACGATCGAAGAATTGTTCTTCATCCTTCATAATCGCATAAACTGAAATCTTCAACCTTTTCTTATCCACTTTTATCTCCTTTGCTTACCACCAAAGATGTCTGATGTTTTCAATCAGAAATTCAAATCCAAGACGAAGTTCATTTTGCGCTTCTTCGTACATCTCTCTGCCTTCAGCATCAAACTTATCACGAATTACCTGTTTATCAGAATCGTCTTCTTTTCTGATTGCTTGCATATATGCGGGATAATACACATTGTTATTATCGTCAATCAAATATTTATATTTCTTGAAATGGCCGATTCCTTCTTCGATGGCATTTGTCCAATCTTCGAAGCTTGAATATTTCCCGTCAGGATATCCGCACGTGTATTCTTTATGTTCTTCAAGGGATCTAATGATCAAATCAACAAAAAAGATATCCATATCCCAGAGGTCATAATCGCAAAATCCCTTGCGGGCACGATCCTTTGCATATTTCACCTTGTTAAAAAATCCACCGATTCTCCGGAAAATATTTCCATCATTCGGGAACTTCCAAACATTCAGTTGATAACCGACTTCAGAAGCCTTCTGCTTCTTATCGAAAAATTTCTTTCTCAATTTCTCTTCTTTACTTTTCATCTTCCCATTACCTCATCGATATCATAATCATCTTCCAGCTCTTCGAAATCCTCACACTCTTCACAACAGCCACGGGCTTGTTCGAGCCCGGACTCGAACCCGGCTCTTCGACCCTCCTCGTATGCACCTTCAAAGATATCCTTCAGCGCCGCGAGAATATCGTCGAAACTTGCGTTTTGCAGGTCATACGGGGACCAAGTTTTGGTCTTTCCCTCGACTACTCTTACATCATAATTGGATTCTTTCATCTTAAATCTTTTCTCCTTTTAAAATATAGTTTTTAATCTTTTCAGTAAATTCTACGATTGTTGAACATCCAAAGACTTTTGCAATGGAGCATTTAATATATCGACTGTGAAGAAGAGGAATTTCCTTTGTAAATTTATTCTCATCCTCTCCTTTAATCCACCAGAAAAACGATTCTGGATCTTTAAATGCCCATAAACAGGTTTCCACCGAGACGTAACCATAACTGTCCTTTAGTTTATCGAAAATTTCACAGGCTCTCAAATACTGCTCGATTGTCTTCCTCTCTTCGCGTTTTGTTTTGATGTTTTCGATAATTCTTTTGATAGGTGAAATCATCTTTTCTTGGCTCCTTTTGAACCTTTTCTCGAAGAAAAACGGCTTTGAAATGCCTGTTTTATTGTCATTTTTTTGCAGCCGCCTTTCTTCGATAAATTGATTTTGGAATTGGAATGGAGGTTAGGTTGAAAGTTGGATTGATTCTTTCTAATTATATTATAGCATAAAAAGGTCTGTTTGTCAAGGGGTTTGGGGAAAAATATTAATCATTAACCTGTCCCATATGGCTGACTTATTAATCGAACGCTAATTTCAAAATTGTGCAAAATATTTGCAGTGTTAGAAACCGAATCAACAACCTCCAAAACCGCTTTTCCTAAGTGGTCATGCGGTTTTGCTTTTATAAAAGCCTGCATAGTATCATCTTTGGCATTATAGTAATTGAACGGAAGGGAGTAAGTAGTATTATAAGCATTAAATTCAAATAAAAGGCTACATAGTGTTCCCCTGTTGGGACTTTGAACTCTAATTATATATATTCCGCCATTTATAGGAGTCTGAATATATATGTCGCTGTCATATGTAACAGCATAAAATCCTTCTTCGCTTGTTGGAACATATAACCCCTCTCTTATATATCCATCCACAACGCCATTTCCACTTCCAATTTTCAAATCATATATTACGTTCGGATTGCCAAGTCGAATCTGATTACTAGTAGCAGAAGCCCCTCCTCCAATTGCTATTCCGCCCTGTTCGGATATTGCTCTACTTCCAATTGCAATACCATCCGTAGAACCTGCATTAGCTTTTGCACCTCCACCAATAGCTATAGATCCATACGCAAGCGCCTGCACCGTTTGAAAATTGTCATCATTATAACTTCCAATAGCAATGGAAAGGCTCTTTTTTGCTTGAGCCTGCGAGCCAACAGCTACCGCCCCACGGCTACTACCTTCGCTTCCTGCGACAGCAGAAGTTCCAATAGCCGTACTTTCCACTACACCGTTATATGTTGTATTATCAAAAATCTTAATTTCACTCCCGTTTTTATCATACCACACAGGAGGCGTTAAAAATTTTGACATAATTTATCTCCTTTCTTTTAATAAATAACTTTAATTTTAATTAATGAAATCATCATTTTATTAAACAGTAACATTAACGGTTATTTTACTATAACCATAAAATTATTGTCTTGTTCCATTAGCTTCCAACCACGCAAGAAGCGTTTCATCCGTAACTGGATTATCAAAAACAATTGTACGATAAGATTCATTGATCCATTGATGTTGACTATAAACTTCATATTCGTTGGGAGCCGTAGTGCTTTGATTTTCTATATATTTCAAGCTATTTTCATCCTCGGACACATATGTCCGAACGATCTGCTTCATTCTAATATCATTCGAAATAAAGTAAATAGTAGAATTAAGTTCTGTTTCATCAATAGTTTCGTTTAATAGCCACGTCTCTGGTTCATATTTTATCAAATTTCCATCCGTAATCGCCCAATCATAAAAATTGGCCGGAACTTCAATATCTTCTTCAAAAGTGATTATCTGATATGCGGGTTCAACCGCCATAGAAGACCAAATTCCGTTATTTAACGAATGAATACCCCATCCATGCCCATCATAATATCCAACAATTAAATCTTCGTTATCAGTATAATTAATACAATTATAATTACCTTCCACTAAAACACGGGTTCGAACCATTGTATAAGACTCATTGTTGGAAGTAAATGTAAAATCAACTCTTTCATCAATAGAAATGGTCGGAGTATCAATCCATTTATATGAGCCACGCTCAATAATTTTCGATGTTTTGGGAACTGTATATTTTACAGTTCCAGACATGTTGGAATCTTTAAATCCAGTTGCCATTGCCTTGCAAGATATTTTATAAGTTCTGCCTTCTTGTAATCTAGTATAGCCAGGAAGAGTGGTTAAATCAACAGACACCGCCATTGAATTTACCTCCTTGTATAAACTTTACTTTTTATCGGGAGCTTCCACTATTTGGTAGAGTCCGCAGTGGCAGGTCTCTCCGACCCGCCCTTCTTTTAGCATCTGACGGAAATTAGCGCATGGACATTTTACTTCTGGGCACCTCTCGATAGCACAACAACAATATCCATCGTTCTCCTTAATTGCTGTTCTAATTTCCGTTACGAGTTCCTCATCATCATTAACTTTCGCTGTTACCATAATTAATCCTCTCGACTATGAAATTTTTTCGGCGTATTGATTTGTTGACGCCAATTCCACGCCAAGAATTGGATCTATATGATGTGGTTCATTTGGTTTGAACCGTCCAAATTTAACAATAATGTTTGGAAATTTTTGGAGTTGTTCGATTTTGTCTTCAATTTCCGATTTGTAATAGCCAGTGTATATGATGACTGGATCGTCGGAACATTTTCTCAAAATGGAGACAAATTCGATAACATCTTCAAAAGAATCCAGAGGCTCCATTCCGCCCATAACAATGGATTCGGAGATTGGGTTCTCCAAATACCGTTGAACGAGCTTTTCTGTTGAAATTTCAATAATCGGCTGTCTAGCAAGGGAACTATTTTGACAACACTGGATTCCGCACTCTTTTTCACATTTAAATGTGCAGAAAGGGAAAATTAGAAAAGTACTACATTTTTTATAATTTACCCAATCGTTATCCACCAAACCTTTTAGTTTCAAATCAAAATACCATCCTTGCTTGCGATATCATACCACTTTCGATTATTAAACTCTCTTTTTCTGATTTTCTGATATCCACTGACCGGAACATAGAATCCGACCACGCGAGCATATTGATCTGCCACTGGCTCTCCGCACTTCGGACAAATTTTTGTTCCAATAAATGCGTGCTTACTCTTACACACATTGATTTTTGTTGTAAACGCAAAATAAATTACTCCAGAAACGGCAACATAGTTCAAAGCGTCCCACGCAGTTTCTTCGTTTGGAAATCTATTTTCGACATCAATGTGAGCAATACAGCCACCACCACATTTTTCATCAAAAATACTTCCAAGTCTGCACTTTTCTTTAATCGTACACTTTTCTGTCAACGGAATCCACTGGTTGGAATAAATATAATATTTGTCTTGTTCATAGAGAAGATTGTCGGCCTGACACATAACTCCGGCGCAATTTTCTGCGGGGATCATTTCTACATTCAGAGAAAAATCGCACTCAAAATTATCTTTTACTTCGTTAATCGTATCGAGAATTTCTGTCGCAAACTTGATTCCATCTTCTGAATAACTTCTGTTTCCAAACTCATCCGTATTTATAAGTCCAAAAAGGTCCATCACTTCGTACATTCCAATCGTTAACCTTCTATCACTAGAAGAACTGACTATTTCTTATATATATCTCGTGATATACATACATTCATTTCAAGCCGCGTATCAATAGCGGTTTTACTCCTCTATACGAGGATAGTCGATACAGGGGGTAATTATTTTAACTTTCTAATTGGATATTTATATTTATTTAATACATATCTTTTACACTTACCACTATTAATATTACAAATAGTGTTTTTAGATAAATCATATCTATTTGCAATTTCTTTAATAGAGATGTCTGTTTGTAATAGTTTGTGAATTTCTTCTATTATACTTAAATCAATAAATTTTTTCAAAGACTTACTTCTTTTGTCGGTCTCTGCTCTCAATGGATAGTTTAGATTGTTTTTAACATAGTATTTGCCTTGATTAATACCAGAAATTCTTGTTCTACTAATATTATATTTCGCCGCTATATCTGACAAACATAAGTCGGAGTTTATAATATCATTAATTATATTCTCGACAACTTCATCTTTTAAATCGCTAATTCTTTTATTTCTTAAAGGATATTTTTCATTTTTTACAAAATATATTTTGCCCTGATTTATGTTAGAAACTTGAGAGTAATCAACCATATATTTCTTTGAAATATCTTTAATTGATAAGTCTAATTCATATTTTAAACTATATCTGATCTGTTTTAGCGTTTGATAAGAATATTTGTTATTGGTATCTCTTAATGGATATATAAACTCATCCATCTTATATCTATAACCTAAATTTATAGCAGATATTACCTCTTGGCTACAACCAAACTTTTTAGCAATATTAGCAAATGTTTTTTCACTGCTTGAAATTTCGCTAATACACTCCAACAGTTTAGATTTTTCTTTAAAAACCGAGTTTATGCTGTCGATGCCAGCGCCAATTCCACCTCCACCGACAGAAACATTATATCCATTCGGAGCAATTGAATTATAAAAATTAATCCAATATTTTTCTCTCTCGTCATAATTTTCTATCTGATATTCAATAATTTCATAATGGAATTTATCAACACCATATTTCATCATTGCTCGATGGATTACTTGTGTTTTTTTATTTGATTTTTTTTCATAAATAGCATTGTAAACATGAGACAACCATCTTTCTGCAGAGTTTTTTGATTGTCCTATATACACTTTGTTGTTTACTGAATTTTTAATAATATAAATATCTTTTTTCATTTTTTATTACCCTCCCACGAGATTGTCTTATATATTGTACGAATTTATATAAGATTTCCTCGTTAGCCACTCGTGTGACCCCAATGATTTATTGGAAAAAATGTATAAGGCATTATTACATACCGCCGATTGTACAGAACTGTTTATCCAACTCGAGCGCTCCATCCTGATAATTGGGAAGAAGTCCTTTCTCGATGTTTCTTTTAATAATATGTCTCATGGACGCAAGTGCCTTACAATCGAGAAGAACCTTGTCTTTCAGAATTTCGATATATTTCTTTTTATTTAATTTAGATTCATATGCAATTCTAACAAGGTTGATTGTGCTTACTCGACAAGAACCAACAGAAAGAGCTGTGCCACCAATAGAGTTGATGAATGCATTTAATTTTTTAACATTGCTCAAGAGCCTACAACAGTTACTCAAGACTCCCACATTGTCGCTAACAAAGAAGTTCGAATCGGACCATTTGATATTGTGACAAGAACACCAATATGCGAAATCCTTGTCAACAAAGACATCCCACTTTTTTGTTCTAATCATTTCGTCCGCTTCTTCTTTTGTAATATTACTTCTCTTCAAAAGAGAGTATGTCAAAACCGGATATGTGAACATATTTTCTTCTCGAATTTCGCTCACAACTTCCATAAATACCTTTTGACACTCTATAATATCCTCAATTTGATCAATCACAAAACTTCCGTCAGGGAACTCAACTCCGCCAAACAACGATTCAAGATACGGGCGGTCAAATATTGAAACATTGCTGAATGAAGTTTGATCTATTCGAAGAAAAGGTTGGTTCAATCTATAAATAAATTTTTGGAAATTCTGTCTCAGATAAACATCTGGAGATTTCAGATAATATCCATCTTCAACATCCTTTTTCCAAAAATAATAGGCCCAAATAAGAACATTCGGAAGGCCGACCGCGCCACTCTGTCTATTGCTAAGATACGAGGTCAACTCAATAACATCATCAAAGTATGTCGTCAGATGCTTCGGAGGTTTGTTGTTATAGTCTTTTAAGAAAAACAGGCCTTCTGTTGCGAGTTTCGTAAGATCGTTTGCCCAACAATATGGATAATAACTTGCCGTCGCGGAATCGTTCAGATAAAAACCCTTGCTGAACTCTTGCTCAAACCACTGTTTTGCAGTACGCAAACCCCACATTTTTTTGATTTCATAAAAAATTTTACTCAAACCAAAAAGCTTATCTTCGCTTTTCCCTTTTTCTGTCATAAAACTTCTAATGTCTTTATGTCTTGCGTTTGCATTTGGGTCAATTGTGGCATCCGCCATAGTGTCTTTTTCTACAAATTTGTCCAAGAAATCTGAAAAATCGAGCTGGCTAGAATGTAACCCGTTAATGTATTCAAAATCTTCGCCATACTTTTTCTTTAATTCTTCAAGAAATCTCTCAAAATCTTTATTCAGCTTCAGTGTTACATCCATATATATTACGCCTCCAAATTATTAATCCATTTTACTGCTTCTCCGAAACTCATCACAGTTCCGTCTACTTCAAGCATTGGGGCGTTCTCAAACCCCTTCTTCTGCATAATTTCAATGTCGCGGCACTCCTCAAAAACGACCTTCTTTGCCTTCAGCTTGCTTTCAAGCACGCGGCATTTTGGACAATCAATTGTATAAAATACGACTTTCATCTCCGATTACCTCCCCGTGCTTCCGAATCCACCGATACGCTCAATCTTATCGGTCTTCTGCGAGAGGAAACGATCATCGTCCACAATCATGTACCTTAAAAAAATTCCCTGCGCAATTTTTGCGCCAACTGTTATTTGAACGGGAATTTCGCCACTGTTAACCAGACATATGCCGACCGCGCCATCATTTTCCGGATTCCCGAAATAGTCTGCGTCAATAATTCCGACGCAGTTTCTGGGAACCACGCCAGCCTTACATCCAAGACCGGATCTTGCGCAGATTGCCAGCACATTGTCAAAAAACATTGCAACCTTTACGTCTGTCCAAAACGTGTGTGATTCTCCCGGCTGAAGAGTATAGTCTTCTTTTGAATAAAAGTCATATCCCGCACTTCGAGACGTGCTCCTCTCCGGGAGTTTTGTTTCCACATCAGGAAACTTTCTAAATTCCTTACTTACTTCTTCAAATCTTCTCATATTTTCCTCTACTTTCTGCCGGGAAAAATTTTCACTTCCCCGGCAATTATATTATATCACAAGTTCGCTCTTTTGTCAAGAGCTTTTACAAAATTTTAGAATAAAATCACTTTTGAATGTTGTGGAAATAATCTCCGATGAAACCCTTCTCATTTCCAGATAATTTGCCGTTAGAGCTCATTGAATCCTGCGCATCAGACAAGCTTCCGCTGTATTCGTCCCCGTAATAGGTCGAACCATCAATTACCTGATTGGAAGCTGCGTCAGCACCTGCTCCTGCACCATCACCAGAGCCGTTTCCGTCACTGGACCCATCTTTTGGATTTTCCGGATCTTTCGCCGTGCCATTGTTGCCTTTATTGCCTGGATTTTCTTCGCGCTTTTCTTCTTCCGCGACATCTTCCTCTTCATCAGATTCAATTTCTACAAACATAGCATTTACAACAATGTCTCTATTTACTTCCACGTCTATACGGGTAGCGTCCACATAACCATCCGTCCAACCAACGAAAACATATCCGTCGTCAGCAACTGCCTGAACAATCTTTCCAGATTCTCCTTCATTAACAGTTTGCTCTAATTCTCCGTCTACTCTGCCACCGATATTGTCCTCAACATCATAAAATAAGCGAAAAGTACTGGAGCCAGTTTCCGTTTCAGCCCCTTGAATTATCGTGATAAGAGACTTGTTTGATAAAGCAGATGCGGTTGTAACACCAACGCCGAGCACCAGCGTCACACAGCAAGCCACCACCATCGAAGCGGAAACAGCGATCTTGATGAAGGACGAATTGACGCTCTTGAGCGCGTTTATCGCGTCTTCTCTCTGGCGGCGCGCAATATAGGAATCGTCATTTTCAAACTGCGTCATGGTCAGGATTCTCTCCTCCAACCCGAGCATATCGACGCGGGAAGCAACCTGACGGCGGGAGTTTTTGAATCTGCAGAAATAGAACAGAGGCATTGCGATTACAGTTACCGCCGCAAAGACAAGAATGCAGATCCAGAACAGCTTGATGCCGAACACCCAGAAAGCAGTTGCGCAGAGAATATCGGCACTGAACCCAACAGACATACCGCAAAGAGCAGCTTTCAGCCATCCTTCTTTTGCAAGACGGGATTTGTAATTCTTCAGCAAATCCTGCGGCGTTTCGTTCTGACTTACGTTCTTACGCATTTTAAAGTCCTCCTTATTTCTTTTTATCTTTTTATTTTTTAATTGTTTTGAGAATCCAAAATAGAATGAGTAATAATATATTCCGTCAAAATAGCAGAATCTGCCCCGTTAAACTGCGTAGAAATGGGTTGTTTTTCAACATAATATCGATAAATATTAGAACTATATCCCGGAAGAGAGGCATATGTAAAGTTTCCGCCGTCTTTTGTATCGCATATCAACACACTGTCTGTTTGATTTGTTGTAAACGAAGAGAATTCATATACTTCGAGTCCGGAGGCTCCCATAAACATATTTTCAAAAGAGTTGACAGAAGATTCAATAATCAGCATCTCCGGGACTCTATTCAAATTGGCGTCTCCATTAAACATTTCACAACAAGACCTGCTGTTAAAAGACCTCCCATTGATTTGCGGAGGTGTTGTTAATTGCTCGCAGCCCATAAACATTTGCTCATAGGCCGAATCTGGTACTTTTCTTGCAGGAAGATCTGGAGAAGATATTAATGACGTACATCCTTCGAACATTTTATAATAACAATAGTCACTTATTTCTATCGATGGAAGTCTTGGAGCCGAAACAAGACTTGTTTGGTTTGAAAACATATTTGCAAAACAATATGGCTCGGTTATAGTGTCTGGAGGATATTGATAATCCAATAATGTGGTTATATCACCAGCACAAAATACAGCCGTGGTATCGGTAATCGTCCACGGTGTTGAATTGTCTCCTGTAATAACGGAATTTCCAAGCCCTCGGAACAAAATATAATTAATAACGTTATTTGTTTCAGATTCTGGCAACACCGTAGAAGAAGCTATAGCCGTTCCAGAAGCCTCAATATCGGTCCACGTTTTTCCCAAATCAATAGAATAAGAAAGACTGCTAACGTTTCCATTATAATTTGGAGTAACCGAAAATGCACCATCATAAGAATAAAATGAAATACATCCAACAGGATTTAAAACATCCGATATTCCACCGCCACTACTACTTCCATTAGCGCCAGTAGGACCCATAGGACCTGTCGGTCCAACTTCTCCCTTTTCTCCTGTCGGACCAACAGCTCCTGTCTGTCCAGTAGGTCCAATCGCTCCGGTATCGCCTTTTGCTCCGGTAGAACCTGTTGGACCTTGAGGACCCGCCATTAAACCGTCTGCAACGAGAATCTGCAGGGTCATTTTTGCATCGGAAGAAACAACAATCGTTCCGGTATTTGTTACTGTGTATTTTGCGTGAACGCCTTCGTAAGGAGAGCCATCTCCCAACCGCATCTGCACAAGAATGTCTTGCGTTGGCGTCCATCCTCCATCTGCGGCAGTCTTTGTATTGGTATAAGGAGCGCTCGCTCCAACCCAACCAGTGCTTGCCGGAATTGTATAAGAATGAATGCTATAATTAGCAATCGAACTGCCACTAATTTGTGCGAATTGAAGAGCAACGGTTTCGCCGTTTTGCTTTGTGAATACGACCGTTCCCGTAGGACCAACCACTGCATTAACAAACGACTGATCGTCAAGAGGTCCTGTTGGACCAGTTGCTCCAGTTTTACCCGTGGGACCAACAGCACCTGTCTGCCCAGTAGGACCAACTGCTCCTGTGGGACCAGTAGCTCCTGTCTGCCCGGTCGGTCCAACCGCTCCGGTATCGCCTTTAGGACCTTGAATTCCCTGTTCTCCCTTTTCTCCAGTAGGACCGACTGCGCCAGTAGCACCAGTAGCACCCGTAGGACCAACCGAACCCGTTTGACCAGTGGGACCAACAAGTCCTGTGTCGCCCTTCTCACCTTTCGCTCCCGTAGGACCAACGGCACCCGTGTCGCCTTTTACTCCGGCAACAAGTCCGTCAGCCACAAGAATTTGTAAATCAGCTTTAGTGTCGGAAATAATTGTAACGTCGCCGTTGTTTGCGACTTTATACTGCGTATGAATTCCTTCGTAGGGTGAATTATCGTCAAGACGAATTTGTACCAGCAAATCCTGTGTAGAAACCCAGCCGCCAGTAGCCGCAGATTTTGTATGTGTGTAAGGAGCCTGTGTCCCGCTCCAATCGGCTTGTGCAATTTTGTAGGAGTGAATGTTATATCCCGCAATTGAACTTCCTTCAATCTGCGCAAATTGTAAAACCACTGTCTGCCCGTTATCTTTAGTAAATACGACAGTTCCAGTTGGATTTACGACCGCATCCACGAAAGCGTCTTTATTTAACGGACCAGTGGGTCCAAGAGCACCAGTCGGTCCAGTAGGACCAAGAGCACCTTCTTTACCAGTTGGTCCGGTTGCTCCAGTTTGTCCCTTCTCGCCAGTGGGACCAACTGCTCCCGTTTGTCCGGTAGGACCGACAGAACCGGTATCACCTTTAACTCCCTTTTCCCCCGTAGGACCGACAGAACCAGTATCGCCTGTTGCGCCTGTTGCACCCGTGGGACCGACAGAACCAGTAGGTCCAAGAGCCCCGGTTGCTCCAGTAGGTCCAACAAGTCCTTGCGGACCAGTAGCGCCAACTTCTCCTTTGGGTCCAGCAACAAGTCCATCTGCAACGAGAACTTGCAGTTTTAGCTTCGAATCGGCAGAAACAGTAACAGAACCATCCGCTGAAACAGTATACTTTGCGTGAACTCCCTCAAACGGAGTTTCATCAAGAAGCCGCATTTGGACGAGAAGATTTTGTGTCGCAACCCAATTTCCATCTGCCGCCGTTTTTGTATGTGTATACGGCGCCACATTCCCAACCCAATCATTTTCAGATATCGTATAGGAATGAATGTTATAACCAGCCACTGCTGTTTCATCGAAATAAGCAAGATTAAGGTTAACCTGCTGTCCGTTCTGTTTCGTAAATGTTACGACGCCAGTGGAACCAATCGTTGCTTCGACAAAAGCGTCTTCATCCATTGGACCGGTGGGACCAATGGAACCAGTTTGTCCTGTCGGACCGACTGCACCCGTCTGACCGGTTGGACCAACACTTCCCGTAAGTCCCGTAGGACCTACAGGACCAGTGTCTCCAGTTGGACCAACGGCTCCGTCTTTTCCAGTAGGACCGATTGCGCCAGTATCGCCTTTATCTCCTTTTTCGCCCTTTTCTCCGGTAGGTCCAATGGGTCCAACGTCACCCTTTGTTCCGGCAACTAAACCGTCTGCTACCAACACTTGAAGCGGGATTTTAGCATCGCTAATAACTGTTACATCGCCATTATTCGAAACTTTGTATTGAGTATGAACGCCTTCGTATGGAGAGTCTCCATCAACACGTAACTGAACCAACAGATCCTGCGTAGGAACCCAGTCTCCAGAAACAGCCGATTTAATATGCGTATATGGGGCATTTTCTCCAATCCAGTCGGTTTCCGCAATTTTATACGAATGAATATTATAGTTTGCAATACTTGAACCTTCGATTTGAGCAAACTGCAGAACGACGGTTTCTCCATTCTGTTTTGTAAATACAACAGTTCCAGTCGGTCCAGTTTTTGCTTGAACGAAAGAATTTTCATCAAGGGGACCGGTTGGACCAATCGCGCCAGTTTCTCCTGTAGGTCCAATTGCTCCGGTTGGACCAGTAGGACCGGTATTTCCCATATGATCAATTTGTTCTTGAAGATTCGTGTCTAAATCCTCATATCCGATCAAATCGGTAATCGCGTATTCATATGTTTCGTCTGGGTTTGTTGGAATATCCGCTTCTGCAAGATATTCAATTTTTGACAATACTTGATTTGTCTCGATTGTTCCAATTTTCGCATAATCAGGAAGAGAAATGTTGCCACTAACTTGCGTATAGGTTATTCCGTTAACAGTTACTTTCGTTGTTAGGCCGGGATCTCCCTTTTCTCCCTTTTCTCCTGTCGGTCCAATAGAACCAGCTTCTCCGGCTGCGCCCGTTGGACCAGTTGGGCCGATTTCTCCTTGAACTCCTTGCGGACCGGGAGGGCCTTGAATTCCACCAGAAATTCCACCACCAGAACCACCTTGATAATTTTGTAAAGCATTATCTATGAGGTTTTGAACTGACTTTTCGGAAATTCCAGCATCTTCTTGCTTTGGGCGAAATTTTGCGACAACAAATGAATCCGACAATCTGTTGTGAATCTTATATAACAGCGCGTTATCTCCGCGCTTAAAATTATACCGAGATTCATTAATTATATTTTTGAGTATTGTTTGTTTATCCGGCAAAACGAAAACATTGAGAGTTCCATCTTCATTGACGCTCTCAATCTCGCAAACAGCATCCGTAGAACGATCTCTAATTTGCTGTTCAATTATATCTCTTGTTACACTTAAAAAATCTTTTGCGTCGATCATATGATTCGCAATCCCTCCTTTCTTTTTCTTGAATTTTCTAAATGGAAAAAATAGGGTGGTTGGACAAACGGAATAGATATGAAGTATGTCTATAACAATGTGAACCACCCCGATGCTAAAGCATCGGGGTTTCCTGCTCAAGTCGGTTTAATTACTGCTCTAAAAATTTCACAGCAACCATTGACCAACAGTATCAACAGGCTATCTCCGCAGTTCCTGCGGTTCTTTATTTGAATTAAGCTAATTGCTTTAATCCTTCGTTTAAAATATTGATCGCGGCATTTTCATCTCGATTTAGAATCGCTCCACATTCACAAGTCCAAACTCTATCAGAAAGCTTTAGTTTTTTATTGACAAATCCACAGAATCTACACATCTTGCTCGAAGGAAGCCACTTGTCAATTTTAACAATTTTCTTTCCTTCTAATAACATTTTTTGTTCCAATCTTACTCTAAACATTCCGAAAGCATTATCTAGCGTACTTTTGCCCAATTTTAATGATCGAGAAATATTTTGGAGATTAATGTCCTCTAAACAAATAATATCATACATCTGTGCTAATTTTGTCGATTCTTTTTCAATAAAGTCTTTCCTTTGATTTGCGATTTTCTCGTGAATTCGAGCAATAATAATCTTTTGTTTTTGATAATTATTACTTCCTTCCACCATATGAGAAAGTCTTTTCTGATGAAATGATAACTTGTCTTGTAAATCTCTGTAATAATGATGTAAGTTCTCTGGACTTCTGCCTTGGTTATCGACATAAAAATCGTGAGAACTATAATCCAATCCAAGAGATTTACTTTTATCTAAAACTCTTTCTGGAATTTCATATTCATATTCCGTTAAAACCGAGATATAATATTTCCCAGAAGGTGTTTTGGTAACTGTAACTGATTTGATTTTATAATCTGTTGGAATCTTTCGATGTTCAACAAAATTAACCCAGTCAAGTTTTGGTAATCTAATTTGATGCTTGTTATTTACTCGAATTGTATTATGAACATTGTTCGTTGTAAAACTGTTTTTGTCTTTTCGTCTACTTTTAAACTTCGGGAAACCAGCTTTCGGACTTCTAAAAAAATTATTGAAAGCTACCTGAAGGTGCGTCCATTCATTACATAATGAATAAGAATCAATCTCTTTAAGAAAATCAAATTCCTCTTTGTATCTCGCCGGAGTTACCGAGAGATTTTCTTTTGTTTCTTGATAATGTTTAATTTTGTCTTCTAACATTTTATTGTAAACAAACCTACAACACCCAAAAGTTTTGGCAAGAAGAGTCATTTGAGTATGATTTGGATATAATCGAAATTTAAATGCTTTATTTAGCTTCATATTAAATGACTCCTTTCTTCAAATCTTTTCATTTGCTATTCCACATTTGCTTTCCGTATATCTCATATACTTTAGTATAGAGGATATCTTTTAGTTATTTAATATAAATATTAT